ATGAAACGCGAGCCGCATCGCCCATCCGACACCGTGAAGATCGCCTTCGAAGAAGACTTCGTCGTCCTGCCGATTAGCGCGATCCTGCCGGTTCACACGCTGCGCAAGACGGTGAAGGCGAGTCAGAAATACCGGCAGATCACCGCATCGGTGCGTGAGGTCGGCTTGGTCGAGCCGCCGGTGGTCGCCCGCGACAAAAGCAAATCCGGAACCTTCCTGCTGCTTGATGGGCATTTGCGGATCGAGATTCTGAAGGACCTCGGCATAACCGAAGTCGAATGCCTCATTTCAACAGACGACGAGGCGTTCACTTACAACAAGCGGATCAGCCGGCTCGCGGCCGTTCAGGAACACAAGATGATCAGGCGTGCGATCGAGCGCGGCGTGCCCGAGGAGAAGATTGCCAAGGCGCTCGATATCAATGTCCAGAGTGTGCAGCGCAAGGTGCGGCTGCTGGACGGGATTTGCGAGGAGGCCGTCGCGCTCCTGAAAGACAAGCCATGCCCCATCGGCGTCTTCGAGACATTGCGGAAGATGAAAACGCTCCGCCAGATCGAGGCCGCCGAGCTTCTCGTCAACGCCAACAACTACTCGGTCGCCTACATCTCGGCGATTCTGGCCGGCACCCCGCAGTCCCAGCTCGTCGACACGAGCAAATCGAAACGCCTCAAGGGTCTGACGCCGGAGGCCATGGCTCGAATGGAGAGCGAGCTCAGTCGGTTGCAGGAAGCGATAACCTCGATCCAGGACTCCTACGGGAAGGACCACCTGCAGCTCACCGTCGTCAAAGGATATCTCGCAAAGCTGCTCGGGAACGGTCGCATCGTCCGCTACCTGATGATGCATCGCCCCGAGTTTGTCGGGGAGTTTCAGACGATTGCAGAAATGACGTCGACCATGCCGGCCGAGTTGTCCTGACCGCCGGTCTTGGCGACGACGATGGGGACCCGGACCCGATAAGCGCGGGGACCGCGGGAGAAGCCGCACGGTGGGGCGGATCAAGCGCGGTGGTGGGAATGGCGGCGAACCCGTTCGGAGCCCACAAGGCCGGCTGAGTTTTCGCCGGCCGCTGCCGGGTTGCACCGGCATTTCGATGCGGCGCGGGGCGTGCCGGACCAGGGATTGTCGGCACGCCCCTTTTTTCGCTCACTTGGGTGCGCTCCCGACGCCGGCACGCAGAGTGCCGAGGCCGAGCGCGGCGAGGATCTGGGTGAGCCAATCGGAGCCGACATCGACGCCAGGCACGTCGATGCCGAGCCCCTTCTCGACGATCACGACGAGGATCAGCGTCGCGGCGATGATGTAGGTGCGGTAGCCCGCGCCGAACTGCAGGATGGCGTTCATGGGTGGTCTCCAATGAAAGATGATCAAGCCTCGTTGACCGAGAGGCTGCCGGAAGAGCCGAGGACGATGGGGCGCACGTTCGCTGGCTGGGCCAGGTAGGCGGGCCGGCGCACGGCAACGAGGCGCTGCTTGGAGAGGCGGGAGATCGTCACGCGGTCGGACTGGTTTCCGCCGAGGACATGGAAGGCCGAGGCGTCGTGGCCGACATAGAGGCCGACATGCCCTCCGCAACTGCGCTTGAAGACGAGGACATCGCCGAGTGCCGCTGCGCTTTTCGGGATCGCTTTGCCGAACGCGGTCCAGGCGAGCGCCGAGAGGTAGAGTTTCGGTGGATTGCGTTCCGGCCGGCGTTCGACATTCGCCCGGTGGGCGGTCACCGCCATGAACAGCCCGCACCAGGGGATCGCATCGGCGTCGTAGAAGCCGCCATAGTCTCGGCCGAGTCCTGCCGCCTGAAGCTCACGCTGCCAGCCGAGAATGCGCGGATTGTCCGCGTTGCCCGGCGCCTCCATGACACCGAATTCTTTCAGGGCTTCGACCAGCATGCGCGGTCCCGGCTCGCTCGCGAGCCAGCGGTAGTCTTTGGGCAACATCGGGATCTCCAAACAAAAAAACCCGCCGGAGGGCGGGCTGGGTGGCGGGGATGGGTTGGAAGGTCAGGCGTGCTTCCGCTCGTCCTCATGGTTTTCGAGGCGGTCGATGCGCTCGCGAAACTCGCCAAGCGTCGCCTTCATCTGGGCGATGTCGGTTCGGGCCTCGGCGACGACCTTGCGGCCGGCGATGTCGTTCGAGACGTCCACCTTGATCTCCGCGATCTCGCGGGCGTTCGCGGCGAAGCTCGCGTCGATCAGGGCAAACCGGCCGGAGAGCCACCAGGCGATCCTGACGAGGAACACGATCAGGATCAGAAGCTCGGCGATGATACTGCCTGCGACCATCCAGGTGATCGTGATGGCTTCGGGCGCGACGGTGACAGCCGCCGCAGGGACTGCGGACATGGTGACTCCTCTCAGGGTTTTGGGTTGGCGAACGCTGGCGCACACGTCGCCGAGGGGCGCGAAGGGCGGGCGGAGCGCGGTATCCCCCGCAGGCGTGTGCGGTCGCGCCCACGGGGCGCCTGTCGCGCGACTGTGGCCGGTCAGGCGTTGGGGGCCGTGAAGGCGAGCGCGTAGAGGACGAGGCGCACCCTGCCGCCGGTAAAGTTGCCGCCGGCGGCGGTCACACGCACGGGCGTGTCAGCGTAGAAAGCGGTTGGACCGATCACACCGATATTGGTTGAGCCCAGCGCGATCCCGAGCGAGCCGCCGAACTGGCTGGTGTTGCCGGCGACGCCGACCGAATAGGACGTCGCTCCAGTGATGGCCTGCGTGGTCCGTGACGCGACGGCGAGAACAATCATCCGATCGGCGATCACGACGGTGGTCGCATCGACGTAGGCGCCCGAGAGGGTAAGCTCTTGTTCGAGCGCGACGAGGCGAATCGCCCCACCATTCGGCGTGCCGACGATCCGATCACGCCAGGCGCCGTCGGACCAGGTGAGCGTCAATCGCTCATCCTCGACATGGATCGTCCAACCGGCGTTGGGGATGAGGAAGGTCCAGGCTCCCGAAAGCCAGACCGCGATCTGCCCGGCCTTGCTCGCCCAAAGACCCGTCGGGCTTGCCCCGATGATCCAGCGCTCGCCCTCATTCGGACTGGCGGGTGGCGCGGAGAGGCTGCGGGTCTTCACCGCCGGCATGACGAGGGCATCAAGCAGTGCGAGCCCTTCATTGACGGTGACGTGCTTCTGCGCCTGGTCGGCCGCGAGCTGCGGCAGACCAAGATTGGTCGTCGGCATTGTCGTTCCTTCGGTTGGGAGATGAGGTCAGAGCGTGCTTGTGATTTCGGCGCTTCCGCCCGGACCGAAGACGCGCGAGACCTGCGCCACGCGCCATTTGAGCGTCGCCGGCTGCGCCCCGAAATCCGCGACCTGCTGGGCCGCCGTGTAGAGAAGGTTCGCGCTCGTCACCCGCGTCGCCCGGAGCACGGTCGATCCGTTGAGGATCGCAACGTCGTATTCCTCGGCCTCTTCGCCGAGTGGAACCTCGGCAAACCAGGAATCGCCGCCGATGCGGCTGCGCCGGATCCAAGAGAGGCGCACATCGCCTCCGGTTTCGCGGCTGGCCCTCAGATGAACCGGCGTGAATGGCTTCAGGCCGCGTCCGCCATTGGCGAAGGGCAGCGACAGCGCATGATCGCCGGCGGGCCCTTCCGGCACGGGCGCCCCCTTGTAGGCGATCGTCAACCCGAGCCGCGAAACCGAGAACGTGGGGCGCACCTGCCGGGCGGGGTCGAGCATGATGAAGCGCGATCCGGCCGGATGGGTGACGACCTCGCCCTCGGTGCCGCGCTGGCCGCGCAGGAGGCGCGAGAGGCGATAGCGCCCGGCGGCAATCAACTCGGCAGTCGCGAACTGGACGATCTCGTTGCCGATCAGCGCCGCGTTCGATCCCGCCAGCACCCGCTCGTCGGGCAGAGATTGCAGTGCGCCGTGGTCGAGCTGAACCTCGACGCTGTTCCCGCGATCCCAAATCCAGACCGGCCCGGAAGACAGAGTGGTCACTGTCACCCCCATGGTCGAGGCAAGCGTCGCCACGGTTGCCGAAACATAGTCGAGACCGTCGGCGGTCGGCTGAAAGAGGCTGGCGCCCCGGAACCGCCCACCGCCGAGCGGACATGCCGCCATGTAGAAGGACGGCGATGATGCCTCGTGCGCATCAATGAGGATGGGCATATCGAGAAGCTCGATGCGCACCGGTGAGACGGGCTCGGGGGCGGCAGGTGGCAGGCTCCCCGACCCTGTCGGCGTCGAGACGAAATCCGGATTACCGCCATCGGTGGCCTGGCCGCGCACCAGCACGAGGCCGGGCTTGCCAAAGGTGACCGAGGTGACACGGTATCGCCGCAGCGCACCGTCGACCGGCACCTCGACAACGTCGGTCGGGTCAATCTTGAGCCCTCGGGTTGGCAGGCGAAGATCGATTGCCTCGCGTCCCTGCCACATCTCGCGCAACGCCCGCTGCCCGATGGTTTGCGCCTGCTCGACCGAAAGCACGATCGGCAAAGAGAAGGTCGTCACGCTGTCGGAGCGGCCGACCTGCTTGCGGATGGTGACGGTCGAGGACTGATAGTCGCGCCCCTCGTCGATGTGGACGACATCGATGGCGATGGGCAACTCGGTATCCTGCGTGCGCTCGATTTTCACCCGTGAGCGATCGCTGTCGCTGTCCGAGGCGCCAAGATCTTCAGCATCGATCGCTACGATGCCACTGCCGCCGCGCTTGACGAAGACGAGCTTGCCGTCGCGCTCGACACAATCGAAGAAGTAGGCCGTCTGAAGCACCGCGATCATGTCGCGGATCGATTTGCGTTCGGTCACCACATAGCCGACGACCTCGTCATCAAGCGCCGAGGCATCGAACTCGGATGCAAGCAACCCCGCACGCAGGCATAGATCGCCGACGATGTCGGAGAGTCGCATGTTGCCAATCTTTCCGTTGATCCAGTGACCGAGCCGGTAGTTCGCCCCGTCGCTCCAGACATTCGATAGCGTCGGGAACCATGGATAGGGCCGCGCGTCCCAACACCAGACGAAGCGTCTGGCCAGCATCGGTCCACCATAGGCGGGCGAGACCGGGTTGTTGGCCGGGTCGCGCCAGTATTCCTCCGTCGCCTCGAGCGCGGCGCGTTGGACGACACGGTCGACCGCGCCCGTCGAATAGTAGGGCGCGAAGCTCTCGACCGATTTCGGGTCGATGAAGACGTTCGGCTGGTTGGTGGCGCAGTTCACCGTCGGAAAGCCGATCTCCGTGAACCAGATCGGCTTGGCGCGCGGCGTCCAATCCGTCGGCGATCCAGTCGGGACGCCGGCGACCCTTGGGATGTGAGTGTTCTCCCACCACCAGCGCAGCGCCTTGATCGCCCAGAAGGGCTCAGAGATCGGCGACCGGATCGGCGCAAGCCCACGCCGGTCGAGATCGCGGTCGGAGGGGCTCGCATAGTAGTAGTCGACGAGTTCACCGCCCTGCCAGCCGGCCTTGATCGCTTCCTTGTCCTGGACAGCGCGCGGCGCGTCAGTCAGCGGGAAATAGGCGTCGATCCCGACGACATCGATACTCGGATCGGCCCAGAGTTCATCGAGCGGGAAATCGACATCGCCGCCGCCACGGTCGTGGTAGCGATATTCCGACCAGTCGGCGCAATAGGTCACCTGGCAGGCAGAGCCGAGACGGCTCTTCGCCTCTGCGGCGATCTGCTTCCAATAGGCCACGGCTGGATAAGCTCCGCCGGCGTCCCGGATGCGATTGAGGGCGACCATTTCCGAACCGATCGCAAAGCCATCGACACCGCCTGCCTGCTCGCAGAGCGTCATTCCGTGCCGGATGAGCCGCAGATATCCATCGGCACGGGTGAAGAAGCCGGGCACGTCCGCGGCGGTGCCGGTGATGCGCCCGCGCCACGGAAAAGGCGCCGGATCGGGCGGCGGGATGTCCATCAGGATGAACGGGTAGAACAGAACCTTCAGGCCGCGCGCCTTCAGGTCCTGAATCGCGCGCACAACGGCGCCGTCGGCGATCGTCCCGCCATAATAGAGGCCGAGCGAACCGTCGGGATGGGTATAGGACGAGACCATCGGCCAATGCGGCAGGCCGGAGATCCCACCATCCATGCCGAAGAGCGGACGGCCGATGCCGGCGACGCTCCAGACATGAGGGCGGCTCTCCGGCACCTGATCGGCATAGACGCCCGTCTCGCATTCCGGGCGCAACGAACAGGTCGCGACATCGAGCGACGTGCCAAACCAAGCATAGACCAGCGAGATCCATTCGACGTTCGGCAGTTCGCGCTGCAGGTTGTCGATTGCGACCGAGAAGTCGGCGCGCTTCTGGCCGGCATGGGCGTTGATCGCCGCCTTGAAACCGCTGCCCGCACCATGCCGGTTCGAGAACACGACGTCCGGATCGTAGGCGAACTCGCCCGATGCCGGGATGAGGCATAGGCTCTCGACGAGATGGCGCGCATCCGACGTGCCGGCGGGTGATCCGCGAAACACCTCGATCTCGAAGTTCGGAAAGCGGTTGCCGAAGGCGGTGAGGTGGAGATTTTCGAGAACGACATAGGCCGTGCCGCGGAACGCCGGCGTGCGGTCTGCGCCTTCGACCGCCTGGATCAGCGGATCGGGGCCTTGCGCCTCGTCGCCATAGTAGATGCGGATTTCGTCGATGTGGTCGGAATCGATCGGCTGGCCGTCGACCCAGATGCGGTAGACCGAGGTCAACGGTCCTTCGCCAAGCCCCAGCGCCACATCGGCATAGTAGTGGTAGCTGGTCGTGACGACGGTCTGCGATCCGCCGCCGCCTTTGCCGCCGCCACCGACCGTTTCGGTGGTCGTGCGCACCTCCTCACGGATGCCGCGCGCCCAGATGATGTTGGCCGGGATCCGCCCTCGGCCATAGACGTTCGGCCGGACTTGCCCGTAGGCCGATCCCGAGAGCCGGACATCGGTGACCTTGCCTTCTTCCCGCTTCTGACGGTTGGTCTGTGGGCCGAACAGCTGCTGGTCGAGGATGCCGCCGATGGTCGCGCCAAACAGCGCGCCGAGACCCTGGCCGAAGGCTCCGCCCACCGCCTGGCCGAGCGCGCCGCCCGCCAGCGTGAGTACGAGCTGGGCCATGGATCAGGTCACAACTTCGAAGGAGAGCTGGGGAAGCCGGTTGCCGTAGGGTGTGATGTGCAAGCGTTCGAGGACGACATAGGCGAGCCCGCGATAGGCCGGTGTGTTCGCCACGCCCTCGACCGCTTGGATCAGGGGATCCGGCCCCTGTGTGTTCGAGCCGGTGTGGACGCGCATGTCCCCGACATGGGCTGGATCAAACACATTGCCGTCGGCGAAGGCGCGCGGCACCGAGGCGATCGGCCCCTGGCAGAGCCCGACCGCCACGTCGCAATAGTAGTGGTATTCCACGGTCGTTGTCGTCGTGCTGCCACCGCCGCCGCCCTTGCCGCCGCCGCCGACCGTCTCGGTCGTGGTGCGTGTCTCCTCTTCGAAACCGCGCATCCAGATGATGTTCGAGGAAAGGCGCCCCTTGCCGTAAAGCGCCGGGATCACGCTTCCATAGCTCGACGACTGGACGCGCAGATCCTGTAGCCGCGCCCCGTAGATCGTCTGATCGGGCGTGCCCGAGCCGAAGATCTGCTGGTCGACCATGCCCCCGACATAGCCGCCGATCGCGCCGCCAATGGCGCCCCCGATGCCGGGCAGCAGCAGATTGCCGAGGACGTAGCCGCCGATGGTGAGGACGATGCGGGCCATGCTAGGAAGAGGGTTAGATTGAGTTGATATGGAGAATGTGAGCGGTGGAGCCGCAGCTTTACATGTGGTCTGGAACGCGTGACCTATTCCTGAGACGGCACAGGTTTTTCGTCGACCAGGTCAAGGTGCGGGTGCTCTCACAGTTTCAAACGATCGAGGCCGACGCCGAGGCATACAGCGAGTCAGAGTATGACAGGCTCGCGTCACTCCCAGGGGATGAGAACAGCGACATGGCTGATGTCGCCGAGGCTGCCAACGACCGCGGCCAGGAGTTCTATGGCCTTCTTCACGATATGAAGAAGCAAATGATGTTGGCCGCGCTCGCAGCCATGTATCACCAGTGGGACAAGGATCTTCGCGATTTCATCGAACGTGAGCTCGTGCACTATTACGAAGGAAAGGCCGTTGCCGATCTCGTTTGGAAGCAGGACGTCGGGAAAATCTTTGACCTGCTCAGAGAGTTTGGATGGGATTGTCGGGCCAGCTCCTTCTTCGACCGAATCGAGGCCTGCCGCCTCATCGTCAACGTCTATAAGCATGGGAAAGGTCGATCCCTTGACGACCTCGCTCGCTCCTTTCCTCAATATCTAAATCATCCGTTCGTCAGCTTGGCCGAGAAGCCCTCGTTCGCCGCCGACTTTCTCGATTATGAGTGGGTTGAGATCTCAGACGATCAATTTGACGAGATGGCGAAAGCCATTTCCTGGTTCTGGGAGGAGTTCCCTGAGCGCCTTTTTCTGAAAGTGAGTTAACCATCGGAGCCGTTCATGATGCCCGGCAGCCGAAAGGCATGCCTAAGCTTCGGCCGCCAGAAGTCCGAGAAGGCGTGTTGAACCACGCGCCCGGCTTCCTGGTAGCAGTGGATCAACCCGCCTTCGAGCGTGAGAAACGCGCAATGATGCGCAGGGCCTTTGCCGGCGCCGAAGAGCAGGATGTCGGCGGGCAGTGCATCGGCCGAGTCGATCTCTTCGGCGACGGCTTTGAAGCCGAGATACATGCGCGGCTCGGCGCGGTAGAGATGCCAAGTCGGTGTGTAGTCGAGCGGAATATCGACCTTGCCCATGAACGGTTCGGCGACGCCACGGATGAAGCCGATGCAGTCGCACCCCACTCCCTTAGCGGCGGCTTGGTGGTGCCAGGGCGTGCCAAGCCATGTGCGGGCCTCGGCGAGGACGTCGTCGCGGGTGAACATCAGTCACGCACCGGATAGCTGAAAACCTTGTCATTGCCGGGGATGTGCGGCTCGCCCCGGAAGTTCAGGACGTTGGAGAAGCGGCTGTGGCAGGTCTCAATGGTCTTGTCACACCCGGCGACGAGGCGGACCTGGTCCCCGGTGGCAATCAGTCGGGACATCGGTGTGAAGAGCGTCACCGACTGCCCGATCTGGGACAGGATCTCGGTCGCTGCCCCGGCATTTGCGCCGGTGAGGAAGGTGCAGATGCCGAACGTGTAGAAGCCCGACGAGCGCGCCGTCGGCACAGTAAACGTGTCGCCGGACGCGACCGCCGAGATGGTGAGCGTGTCGGTGAGCGGCACGAGGTCCACGGTGCATTCGGCCGATCCGAGATCGGTGCGGCAGAGCCGCGAATAGAGCTGGCCGGAGGTCTGCTGGAGCCGATTGGCGATGCCCCGCACTTCGGCTGAAAAGCGCTGATCCGCGCGCTTTACCTCGCCGAGCCAACCGCGACGCAGCAGGACGTGCCCTTGTGCGAGGTTTGCCCAATTGACCAGCATGATGTCGATGCGCGCGCCATCGAAGCGTCCCGCCGTCAAGTCCTCGGGCTTCAGGGCGTCATCGTCGAGAAAACCGTCGACATCGAGGTTGTCGACGGAGAGGTCGGCGCCGGACTTGATCGCGGAGGGCAGAAAGCCGGTCGAGGCGACGTAGTTGAGGCCGAGATAGGCGATGTCCTGATCGTGGTCAGTGAAGCCGCGCACCCAGCCGTCGGCGCGTTCGAGACGCCAGAGGCAGGCAAGCGTCGTGACCTCGCCGTCGAGATGAGCGGCAAGGCCGGAACTCATGGTCTTCATGGGAAGTGGCTCAGGTCCTGATTTCGACGATCGGGATCGACGATATCTGCTGAAGGTGGAAGGCGGTCGCGACCACTGGCAGGTGATCGGTGTCGAAGCGGCACGGCACATCGAAGCGGAAGTCCGCATAGGGCGTGGCCCCAGGCGCGGACGGGAACGTCACCCTGCCGGTCAAGTGATCGATGGTAACGCCCATGGGCGAGCCACTGACCCGCACGATCACCGAGCCGACTTCGGGCTTGGTGATGAGACGGACGTCCTCGCCTGGTCCGCTCGGATAGCGTCGCACCAGCTGCCAGATAAGCGAGTTGGCGGTCGCGAGCATCGCCTGTCCCGCCGCTTCGAAATCCGTCCAGTCACGGAACCGGAAGCCATAGGCGCGGCCCTTGCGAGCACGGAAGAAGGCGATCACCTCGGCCATCTGCTCGCGAGTGCGGATGCCGGTGCCGATGTCGTAGCGGGCGCGTGCGGCCTGCCAGTTGATGTTGCGCTGTTCGAAGCCGGAGGCGACCGCGATGATGTCGGTCGAGTATTCCGGCCCGCCGGTCGCGCCGCGCGCGATCGCATCGGGAAACCGCACATCGTGAAAGCCCATCGGAACATCCGTCAGAGATTGCGCCGCGATCGTTCGATCGCCGCCGCCATCTCAGCGGTGATCTGCGATTGCGCGCGCCGGAAGGAAGAGGCGTCCGGCGTCGAGACGTTGAAGGTCAGCATGATCGGCGAGGACGATCCTCCGCGACCGCGCTCATAATCCGCAGCTTCCGCCCGGTTCAGGACCCTCTCACCGCGCTGAAGGATTGCCGGCATCTCGTCGGGCTTGAGATAACCGCCGCTGTGAAGCCGCGGCGCGCCGGCGAAAGCGAGAGCCGGCATCATGCGCATGGTCCCGCCGGCCCCGACGAGCCCCCCCTCGTGAAAGAGGCCAGCGAAAATCTGGCCGAAGAAGCCGCCGGCATTCGAGAGCGTCGGCAAATTGCCGCCGAACAGGAAGTTCTTGAGCGGATTGAGGACCGCGAGCTTGATGATCTCGCGGCTGATGTCCTGCAAGGCCGAGCGTCCGGCATCTGCCCAGGACTTCCAGTCGGTCTTGCCCTGCGCCAGCACATCGCCGAAGCGGTCGAGCGCCGAGCCGACCGCGTTTTCGAGGCCGCGATAAGCCGCATCCTGCTTCTGCAGCTCCTGCGTCAGGCGCTCGACGCGACCGGCATTCTCGACGATCTTCTGGCCTTCCTCGGAGGCGAGATCGATGCCGCGCAAGCGCAGGCCCTGTTCGGCGCGGATCTGGGCGATCACCAGACCGCGCTCTGAGGCACTGCGGCCGACAAGCTCGATCTGCTTTTCGAGAAGCTTGATCTCGTCTTGCTGGTCGAGGATCGCCTGACGCCCGGCGAGCGTTCGCGTCAGTTCCTCAATCCGCCGCGCGCCCGCGAGTGCCGCCTGTCCTTCCGGGCTGCCCTTGTCGATCCCGACGCGGCGAAGCGCCTGGATCTCGCGAAGAACGGCAAGCTCGTCGCCACGCTTGGCGACCGAGGCTCCGACGAGCGCCACCTGGCGTTCGAGAAGAGCGATCTCTTCGCGCTGCTCGACAAGGCGCTCCTGGCCGCGCAGGCTTCGGCCGAGGCTCTCGATCTGGCCCGCCGCTTCGACATAGGCGCGCCCTTCGGCAGAAGCGATGTCGATGCCGCGCTGGCGCAGCTCCTGCTCGGCGCGCAGGATCGCCAGCACGCTGGACCGGGCGGCGACGCTCGCATTGACGAGCCCGACTTGCCGCTGCAGCAGTTCGATCTCGCGCCGCTTGTCCTCGATCGCCGAAAGCGCCTGCCCGCGAGCCTCCTCGGCATTGAGGCGCCCATAGGCTTCGCGCAGGCGCTCAATGATCTGCGTCAGCGTCGCGCGCGCATCGCCTTCCGCCAGGGCCTGCGCCGTGATGAGCGGCCGCAGGGCTTGTTCGAGCTGAAGCTGCTGCTGGGCGCGCGACGACGTGATCGTGCCCGAGGCGATGAGATCGTTGACCCGACGGCGTGCATCCGCCTCGAGGCCCAGATCCTGAACCTGTTTGGCGGCCGTCGCCGCGGTTTCGGCGATCCGCTCGCGTAAGGCCTGGCGGGCGCGGGTTTCGGCGTCGATTCCGTCGCGCGCCTGATCGATCAGCCCTTGCCGTCGGGCCTCAGCCGTCTCGGCGGCAGTCGCGCCTTCGAGGTAGGCCCGAGCGAGCGCCAGCGTCGCCCGGATCGTGACTTCGGTGACATTCGACTGCGACCGCAGCGCTTCGGCGGCAATATCCGAGCGGCTGCGGAACGCCTCCGCAGCGACTGCGGCAGTTCCAAGGCCGTCGCGATAGCGGTCGAGTTCGGCCCGGACGCGAGCATAGGCCTGCTCGACCTGCCCAACATCGGCGAGCTTGGCACGTGCCTGTGGGTCGGAGAGCGCCGCTCGCAGCGCGGCTTCCTGCTCGCGCAGACGCAGGAGATCGCGAGAACCCGGCGTGAGATCCCGCGCGGTTTCTCCAGCGCGGACTGAAAGCTCGTTCGCTCGGGCATCTGCGGCGATCTCGCGGGCGCGGCGCTGCTGTTCGTCCAGCTGCCGTTCGAGTTCTGCAATGCGCTGCTCGACCTGCGGCAGCATGAGGGGCACGAAGCCCGCGCTGTTCGCATTCTCTTGAAGCCTGGCGCGTTGCCAGCGCAGGAGATCGAGTTCTTCCTCGGGCCTCCGACCATCGACCGCCCGATCGACGGCGCGTCCGATGGCGTCCCAGGCGTTCGAAGCTTGGCGCCTGACATAGTCCCAGGCGCGACCGAAGGCATTGGTCGCCTGTTCGGCATTGGCGAGCGCCGGCACGAGGGCGTTCAGAAGAACGCGCTGCGCCTCCGTCCGGTTGTTCTGCTCGACCAGCGTGCGGATATAGGTCCGCGTGCGGTCGTCGAGGAAAGCGAGACGCTGATTGAGTTCATCGCCGCCGCGGACCGGGTCGGCGAGCGCCCCCGCCAGTTGCTCGGCGCCCTGCTTCGTCTCGACGCCGAGGGTGACCGCGAAATTCCGAGCGATGCTGATCGCCCGGCCCATTTCCTCCGCGCCGATCCTGCCGGTGCGGAGGAACGCAACCTCCATTTCGCGCGCCGACGAGACGGAGACTCGGCCAGCTTCCGAAGAGGTCCGGGCGATCCGTTCGAGTTGGGCGTTGGTCGCGCCCGAAGCACGACCAACGCCCGCGAGAGCCGTGGCGACGGCACGGGTCGAGGCATCGTTGGCGATCCAGGCGGCAGTGAGCCCGGCCGCAGCCACCGTGACGCCGGCGATCACGCCACCGACCACGCCGATCGCCGACCCCAGCGTTGCCAGCGTCCCCCGCAGGCCGCCAAAAGCCTGCGTCACCTGACCACCCTGCTGGAGCAGGATGGTCATCGGCGAGATGCCGGAGCCGAGCGAGGCGACGACATCATTGAACGTATATTGCAGCGTCAGGAGCTGCTGGCGCGACAGCGCGCTTGCGCCACCTACACCCCTGAGCGCCTTTTCCGTCGCCTCAAAACGCTGGCGGGCGAGCGTCTGCGCCGCCGCGTGCTCGGCGCTGGTGATGGCGCCGCGCTTGGCAAGCGCCGCATATTCTCCGAGTTCGCGGTTGAGCCGGTCCTGCGCGGCGCCGAGCGGGTCGAGTTCCGCCCGGAGCGCCGCCGCCCGACGGGCGAAGCTGTCAGCCTCGCGCGCCGCTTCCTCGAAGACGGCTGCCGAATCCCGCGCCGATTTCGGGACGGCAGTATCGACGCCGAGCACCGTGTTGAAGCGCTGCTGCGAAGCATCGGCCGCAGCAGCGAGTTTCGCGGTTTCCGCAAGGCGCTTCAGCCGGGCGGCCTGGCGGTCGATGGCAGCGCCAGCCTGATCGGTCGTGCGTTCGACTTGGCTGAATGCCGCGTGTCCGGCTCCGGCGACTTCCTCGAAACCACGCTTGACCTCCGCTTTGCCTTCGAGCCCGAGGCGGATCGAGACATTGGTGGTGGACATGGAGGTGGATCGGCCTTCCGGGCTCAGGCACCGTCGGTCCCGCGCCGGTAGGCGGCGACGACGATCGGTTCGATTTCGGGCAAGATGTCAGCAAGGAGCGCGGTGCCGGCCCCCATCGCCTGCGCGAGCGCCAGGATCGCGGCGAAGTCGAGCGCATAGGCTGCGCCCATCACGGCTCGGATCTGTCCAGTCGAGCGACGGATCACTTCCCAGGCAAGAAGCCCGTCGCCAGTCTGCAGCGCATTGATCTCATAGGGGCACTCGGGACATCTGCTCGGACACGCCGAGCAATAGCTTTCGCCCCCGTCGAAGTGCCATGTGGCGAGGGCGATCAGACGTTTTTTTCATCGACCCCCGTGAGAGCCGGCCCGACATAGAGCCGGTCGAAGGCGTCAAAAGCCGGCCAATGGTCCATGAGCTGGTCGATGCGCTCCGGCGTCGGCTTCACCGGGGTGCCGTCCTTGTCGCCGACACCGTCCCAACTCACGATTGCGTGCCGCGCGAGCGCACGGGTGAAGGCCTCACCCGCCGCGATGGTGGCATCGTCATCCGCTGCGCGCAGCACCTCGGCGGCTGCGGCGCGCGCCAGCAGCATCGCGGCGACGGTGATCGGACGCACGGTGACGCGAACGCCCGACAGGAGGTCGAGATCGACAGGCGTTTCCGAAATGACATCGAGCTTGAGCATGGGTTTTCCTTCAGTATGAGGCGACATCGTTGATGAGGACGCAGGTTGCGGTCTGGTTGAGAGTCGGGTCCCTGGCCGACTGGAACGCGAAGGGGATCTGGATGCCGCCCGGGCCTTGGATCTGGCGATCACCGCGCGGCAGAAACACGCGATGCAGCGTCCAGGTGAGCGACGCGCTCGGACCCGCCGTCCAGCCGAAGGCGAGTTCACAGGGCGTCCGGTTCGTCGCCTGATCGACGAGCGTGGTGTCGGAGAAACGGGTGGTGATCGTGCCCGTCGCGGCGATGATGCCGGGGTCGGCATCGGCGATGCGCCCGTCCGAGCGGATGACTTCGACCCGTTCGAGATTGTTGGAATAGGCGAGCTCGGCTGAGACGATATTGCCGAGTGCAACGCCGTTGCGCTTCACCTCGCCCTGAAATTGCGAGAAGCGATCGAGCACCAGGCTCGTGGGCGTTCCAGCTTGCGTGCTCGTTGCGACGCTCTCGCCCTGTGCAATGAGATTGATCGTTGCCGAGAGAAGGCCGGAGCGTTGTGCCTGGACCTGGAACCGATTGACCCGCGCGCCGTAGGTCATGCCGAAGAAGGGCACGTCGGGAAGTTGCATCTCGATTGCCATTGACGGCAGGGATTGCGCTCCCGAGACGAAGGTATGGCTGTTGGCGCCGCCGGCGAGGGTCGCGCCCGACGGCGTGCCGTTCGACGCCGCCTGCGTGGCAAGCGTATAGGCATTGCCGGCAGCTCCGATCGTGTCGTGGGTGATGGTGAGCGTCGTGCCGCCCGTCTGGGCGTAGGTTGCCGCGGCGATCTGCGAGACTGCAGAGGCGTTCAGCGCGGTCACGAGGTTCGTCAGGGTCGCTGCGAGATTGGCGCCGATCTGGCTCTCGTTCCCGCTCGGAGCGGAGCTGACGAAGGTCCACGCGATGCCGTTCAGCGTGATCGTCGAACTATTGGCGGGTTGGGCTGAGAACACGATCGAACCGCTGGCTGCGACCACAGCAGCACTCGTGGGTGGCCCCATGAGGCCGCGCAGCCAGAAGCCGATATTGCGCTGGTCGACCGGGACGACGACGTCGCCCTCGTTGTTGATGACGTCGTAGGCCGGCTGCTGCGGCTCCCGCCCGAAGCCGAGAAGATCGCTCTCGATCAGGCTTTGCTCTTCGCCGAGATTAGCCGAGACGAAGGGGAGCTTGCGGTAGCCGGAGGCCGGAGGGACTCCGTAGGTCGATTCGAACACGGCCGCGAGGCCGGCGTTCGCGCCGCGTGCGCGCGCCATGTCGATGCTCCTTGATGTGAATGGTCAGAATTGCTGGTCCGCCTGCGCAGACCGATCCGCGTTCAGCCCAGCGGGTCTGAAGTCGCGTAGATGGCGAGGATCGAGAATTCGGCGATGCGCCCCGGCAGTGCGCCGAGCGTCTCAACATCGTCGGTCACTGGCGCTTCTGCTTCGATCCAGTCGCAGAGCCCCCCGAGCGTGCGGTCGCTCACTAACGACGCCCCGATGGCCCCGAGCATCTGGTCGATGACCGCCTCACGAGGCAGCGTCGCGCTCTCATAGGCCGCGATCTCCACGGGCACGCGGTGGCTATAGAGATAAGTGAGTGGTGACAGCGTCACCTCCGGCTCGCCGGGATCGCCGTCGCGGACGACGACGAGACCGCCGGGGCCGATCCGTTCCGCCTTGGCGAGATTGCGCTTCACCTCCGCGCCGGGTAGCACCCCGACGATCCGGGCGGTGACGGCGTTGAGAACGGCTTCTCGCTTCGAGGTCATGACGTTCGCCAATGTCGGGCGATGAGGGACGGCACGCGCCCGGCCCATGCTCGAGCTGCGGCATCGATGTCGAGGCGCTTGCGCAAGGAAACCTGCGGGACGAGTAGGAAGATCACGGCAGTCGCATGGCCCGTCTTTCGCCGGTTCGGCGCGGCGCGACCTTTGGTGTTGATGCGGGCATTGTCGGCGACGAGCAGCGATGGCTGGCCGCGACGATAGACGAAGCGCAATCGCATGCCGGTGCGGCGTTCCCAGCCTCCCGGCGTGATGCGCGCTGATCGGCCATTCGCTCCGATGCCGCTCGTTCCGGCCGCGGCTGTCGGGATCGCCAGCCAGAAGCCGCTCTTCGAACGGATCACCACTCCACGATCGAAGGCGTCGATCAGCTTGGGTGCCTTCGACCAGACGAAGGCTGCGGCCTCCATGCTCGATCCAGTATCGGGATAGGTTTTCCCGCGCCACGTCCGCGACAGTCGCTCGCCGAGCCGCGAGGACACGACGTCCTGGCGCAGCGCCTCCTTCAGCCCGGTCGTCGCGTCGCGCATCCCGGATGTGACGGCGCTTTCGATCGCCCGTTCGGTGCCCGCGAGCGCCTTGCCGAGATCAGGCATCTGGATTGTCAGGCGCATCTCACAGTTCGACCATTTCGCAGGCCCAGACCATGCCGAGCCGGTCGATCATGGGTGTTCCGATCACCTTGAAGGTCGATGCTCCGATTTCGACGAGGTCGCCCTCGGCCGGCGTCGATATGTCGGATCTCCGAACATCCATGACGACCGTCGGCAGCACGACGCGGGTGTCACCGAAACCGTCCGTGGCGTCCGGCATCTTGCGGATGATCGCGACGGACACGCCTGGCCCAATCCCGCCCGCCTTCCAGAGCGCGGCCTCGGCGAGATTGGGATCGGTGAAAAGCACGTCGACCGCAGCGCGGAACGCTCCCATGTTCAGGCCGTGCCGTTCAGCCGAACGCGCCCGATGGTTTCACCGGCGCTGCTGCCGACGGCCTCGATCGCTGCACCGATCAACGTATTGGTGCTGACGGTCTTTGTGACTTCCTTGGCGGTGTTGTCCCAATAGACCTTGTCGCCGACGGACCAGGCTTGGCTCGCGGTCTTCTTCAGATCGAAGACGCCGACAAGGTGTGCCTCGACCAGTTCGCCAAGTGCGGCGGAAGCGGTCGCAACACCGAAGACGGAGCCGACGAGGAGACCGTCGCCGGACGCGACGGCATAAGGCGCGGCGAGCGTGATCGTGCGCCCAGGCTGGACGTAGTTCTTCATGGCTTCTGTTCCTTGAGTGGAAAGGCGTTGATGATCGCAATCGGATCAGGCGCCGGGATTGCGATAGAGGCCGCGCCAGTCGATCGCCTTCGCGCCAAAGTCGAGACGGCACTTGATCTCGACGCCGTCGACATCGAAGCCGTTACGGGTCTCGATATAGGCGCCCTGCTGACCTTCGAGATAGGCGTATTCGATCGTGTCGATCTGCGCCGGGTTTGCGGCGAGATACCAAGCGGTGGCGCTCGCTGCGTCGAGCCGAGGCTCGGCAATAGGGGTGAGCGTCCGGATGGATTGCGGCACGACATCGCCGGTCTTCGCCGGGACGAGGTTTTGCGCGATGATCTGCTCGGCGGTGAGTTCGAGCGCGGCCGGCACCAGCACATAAGCCGGGCGCACGTTGAGAACGGTCTTCTTGTCGAGGCCGGTCTGCTTGGCCATGGCCGTCCGACCGTCCCCAATGGCGGCAACGCTGAGCGCTGAGGCCGGGGAAGCGAGGTTCTTATGGGTCGCGTGGAAGAGCGCGACACCATCCGCCATGTTGGCGTTTGCGGTAACGATGCCCCACACGACGTCGCTTTCGAGCGTTGCGATCGCCGTGCCGTACATGGCGGGGATGCGGGTGAAGGCGTCGAGATCGTCGTTGATGAGGACCTGGCGGGTGATGGCGACGACACGGCCATAAGTTTCGATGCGATAGCTCTCCTTCGACTCCGCAATGGTGCCGCGCTTGAATTCGCCACCTTCATCGACCTTCAACAGCTGGGGCGCTTCACCGATCTGGACGCGGTTCATCGCCTTGAAGTCGGTGGCGAGGACCTGCCGGCAGAAGGGCATGAACGTGCGCGGATAGACCTCGTAGGCCTGGCGCAACGTCTTGTTGGTTACTGCCGAGAGGATCTCGGGAAAGTCCGAGGCCGAATGCAGCGCGCGCGTTGCGATCTCGTCCCGCGAGAGACCGCGCACATTGACGCCAGCCGAACTCAGCTGCTCGCGGGCGAGTTCGAGCAGCGTCATGCCGCGATATTCCCGCGCCGGATCCGTCAAAGGGAAGAGCGTCGGGGCATAGCGGTGGAGGAGCGCGTTGGCGACCGCTTCGCGGCGGGTCACCCGCTCGTCGCGGCCACCGAGCGGCACGCTAACCTGAGAGGCCACGCGCACCTTGTCTGCTTCCGCTGCCACCTTGTCGAGAATGGCGGTGCGTGCTGCATCGATGGCGACGCCGCGTTTCACCAGATCCTCGGCGAAGCCTCGATCGAGCGAGAGCCGCCCGGCAAGGTCGTAGATGGTGGCGACACGTTCACGCTCGGTGTCCCGTGCGCGCGTGGCGATCGCCTCCGTATCCGGCGCAGGCGTGGTCCTGTCCAGGATGCGGGCGGTTTCGGCGCCACCGCTCTCGGCGGTCGCAGTATCGGTGGTTTCAATCTCGTCCATGGGGACAGGCTCCTTGCGTTGAAGGGTGGAGGCGCGGATGGGTGTTGATGGGGACGGCGCCGGCTCTGTGCGGGCATTGGCGACATCGGCCCGCGCGATCACGCAGGGGATCAGCGGCGTTCCGTCCGTGGTGTCGTGCAAGCGGAAGCCTGCTGCCGGATCGGCGCCGATCGGCACGGCGGAGATCTCGAACGGTGTCCAGTCGACAGCACGCCAAAGCTCCGGGGCTCCGGCCTGCTTGGTAACCTCGAAGCGATGGACCTGATAGCCAATCGAGACCGCTCGGATGTGCCCGGCCTCGACGTCCCGCCATACGGCCTCGGCGTCCTCGCGCTCTGAAAACCGCACGCGGGCAAGGCCGCGGCCGTTCTCGATCCTGGCGCTGCCGGGCACGACCGAACCGATCACGCTGTCGAGCGCCGAAGCGTCATGCACCTTCAGAAGAGGCGCACCGCCATTGAGGCGATCGAGCCGAACCGATTGCGGGTCCATGGCGAGTTCTTCGTCGAAGGGATCGCTGAAGAACGGATGCCGGCGGACGCGCGCGCCGGTCGACCAGATGACTTCGATGGTGCGCGCCTCCCGGTCGATAGAGGACGGCAAGAGGTCCGCCGCCCGCATGAGCGGCGGCAGGTCGATGTGACGGTTCATGTCGATGTCCTTCGAAATCAGGCGTCCGACGGGTCGGTCGATGCCGCCTGCATGACGCCGGTCTTGGTGACGCGGCGCGGATCGCTATCGAGTACGAGCCCGAGCGTGTCGATCTTGGCGTTCATCGCCGCGATCTCGGCGAGGACAGCATCAGGGTTGTGGCCCTGGCGGGCGATTGCTTGCGCGAGCGTCATGGTGCCGGAACGCATGGCCAGAAGATCGGCCGTGGCGTCTTTCAGCGGATCGACCGCCTCGAAACGCGGTGGCGACCATTCGACCACAATGTCAGGGCGCGGCAGCTTGCCGGCGGCCCAGGCTGCCTCGCAGAACCAGATCCAAAGCGGCTGGCACAGGCCGGGAATGACGATTTGCCACTGGATCGCGTCGATCAGCCGGCGAAACTCGACGAGCCCCGCCCGGATCGAGGAATAATTGACCTGAGAGAGATCCCCGGTCAGCAGCTCATAGGGCATGCGGAAGCCAGCCGCGATGATGTGCAATTGGCTGCGCAGCCATTCCCCGGTTCCGGCCGTCGTCGCCGGCTGATTGAAGCGGATGTCCTTGCCGCCGCGCGCGTAGGCGATCAGCCCTGGTTCGAACTGCTCGACTCGCTGGCCGTCGGCGTCGACGACTGCCGGCGCAATGCCCTGGTCGGCTTCATCCGCGCCGAGCACGATGCCGACGACGCAGGCTTCGGTTTTCTTTCGGACGAGCTCGGCTTGCGTCCAATCGTCGAGATCGCGCAAAGCCCGCATGACCGGCGTCCCCCACGGAACGCCGCGCACCTGCGTGCGCTGCTTCTCGTAAAGATGCAGGACATCGCGCGCTGGCACTGCGGCACTGTCGAAACGGTGGCGCATCGAGACGATCGCGTCGCCGGGATGCTGGGCGTAAAGCCAATAGGCGCGACGGCGACCGATCGCATCGAACTCGATGCCCTGCAACTGCCGACCGCCGTCCGCGAGATCGCCGTTGCGGGTGGCGTCGAGAAGATCGGCCTCGATCACCTGAACCTGCAACGGCAGCGGCAGCCCGTCCGCGGCGCGTCGGGGACGACGACGCAGCAGCACTTCGCCCGCTTCGATCATCTCGCGCACGGCAAGCGTCTGCACGCCAAGGATGTCAAGTTGCCCGTCGGCATCGGCGAGCGGCGACCAGGTCTCCCAAAGCCGATTAACGGTCTCGTCGAGCTTGGCGTCGCCAGTCGCAGCACGCGGAATGATGCCGCTGCCGACGATGTTGTTGACCAGCACGGACACGGCTTTCGCTGCGTGTGGATTGTTGCGCACGAGATCGCGCATCCGGTCTCGCAGCAGACCGCTGGCCGCGGAGATCTCCGCGTCGGCTGACGTGCCCGGCGCTTTCCAGCCGTCCGTGCGGCGCCCTCTGGCGGCGCCGTCATAGCCTCGCCGGCCGGTCGCCAGAGTCTCGAAACTGCGCCGGGCAATAGCGCGCCGGACGCCGGCCTCCGGAGAGGCCCATGCCACGAGGCGATCGATCAGCGTCACGCCGCTCATCGATCGCCCCGACCGAACCCGGCAAAGCCCGCGATCGGGCGTGCCGGGCCGCCCGACGTTGCCGCGATCTCGCTTTCGATGGTGCGGATCCGCTTCAGGAGATCGTCGGCCGAGCCATACTCGACGGTCTTGCCGTCATAGCTCACCCGCAGCGTGCCGCTGGCATAGGCGCGCTTCAGCGCGTCGAGTTCCGCTGTGGTCCACGCCATGTCCGTTTGCCTTCAAAGCCATTTCTTGCGGGGGCCGAGCCAGTCGCTCGACCGCTTCGCCGCAGGTGCGGACGGCCGCGCGAGAAGCCCGGCCTCATGGTCAACCTCGGCGGCGTCATCGCCCTGCGAAGGCCCGATCTGGTCCTCGAGGTCGCGCCATTTCTCTTCCGTCCAGCGATCGGCGCCGACGATCCAGGCCGCAGCCCGCGCATAGACACGGCAGTCGAGCGCCTCGTTGCGCTCGCGCATCTTCTGCCATTCGAGTTTCTGAAAGCCGCGCTTGGTCGTGACGGTGACGAGATGCTCGGCGACGAGCTGCTTCACCCATTCGGCGTCGACGCCGTGCGGCAGATGGATGGCGCCCGGTGGATCGACCACGCCTTCGGCGCGCTCTTCGTCCGTCGGTCGTGCCAGCCGCAGGAAGCGATAGGTTTCCGATTTGAAGGTCGAGACCGCGACGGTCCAGAGTCGAGCGCCACGACGGATCTTGCGTCCGCCTTCCGTCGCATCGACGAAGGTAGGGCCAATGACCGGGCTCACGCGGTTGAAGCCGTCGACACCCTTGATCGCCGCGACCTGCGCAGCGCCTTGGGCGCGTGCCCAGGCATACACCGCCGCGGTCTCGAAGCCGGTGTCGACCGCAAGCCTCACGATCCCGAGCCTCGGCCCGTACGCATGGGGCCAGGTGCGGCCGAGAAGTTCGGTGACCGTAGCCCAGGCATCGGCAGAGTCCGGGCCGCCGGGGATCACAACGTGATCGACCAGCCAGCTCGTCAAACCGCGCCCCCAGGCCCAGACCGAGACTTCGATGCGATCCTTCTGCAGGTCGGCGCCGGCAGTCAGGAACAGCCCGCCGCTCGGGACGATGCCGAAGCGATGTGCGCCGCGCCGCTCGTAGAGCCGCTGCCAATCGGGCGCCTCGCCGGTCTCGATCCAGGTTTCGCCGAGAACGCCATTCTTGAAGCTGCGCTTTGCTTCGTCGCTCGCCTGCGCGGCTTCCCACATGCGGGCGATGTCGGCCCAGGACAACCATCCGACCGGGGAATAGAGCCCCGACAGGTGATAGCCCATGGTGCCGCTCGTGCTCACCGGCCGCGTCGGGCGCCATTCGCCGCCCTCCATCATAGCCGTCTTGTGGTGCTCAGCGATCGCGCCGTCGCAGGCTTCGCAGACGTAGTGCGCCGTGTTCGGCTCGCCCTTGTCCCAGCGCAGACGTTCGAACCTCAGCCATTGTCGATGCCCGCAATGTGGACAGGCGACGAAGAAGCGGCGCTGATCGCTCGCTTCGAATTCGCGCTCGATCCGCGAGACGCCGTGGATCGTCGGCGTCGAGGTCAGAAAGACCTTGGAGCGCCAGGAAAAGGTCCGCGTGCGTGCTTCCGCCAGCGCGACGGGATCGCCTTCATCGTCGGCCGAGGGCGGATAGGCGTCGACCTCGTCGAGAAACAGGTAACGCGCCGGCATGGAACGCAAGCCGACGGCGCTGTTGGCGCCGGTGATGACCAGAAGCCCCGCAGGGAATTCCTTCGAGAGCATCGTGTTGCCGGCGTCGCGCGAACGCTGCGGCTTCACGCGCTCACGCAAGGCCGGACTCTCGGCGATGAGGGGATCGATGCGCTGGCGCGAAAATCGCTTGGCCAGCTCGACGGTCGGCTGGACCGCGAGCATCGGACCCGGCGCGTGATGGATCACATAGCCGATCCAGTTGTTGCCGGCCTCGGTCGCCCCGACCTGCGCCGCCTTCATGAACACGATCCGCCGCGTCGCATTTGTCGGCGACAACGCATCCATGATGGCGCGCATGTAAGGCGTGCGATCGGTTCGATACCGACCGGGTTCGGCCGAGGCGCGCGGGCTCAGGAACCGTTCGCGATCAGCCCATTCCGAGACCGTGAGTGCGGGATCGGGCGTGATCCCCGAGCCCCAGGCGTCGAGGATCGTCTCCGCACCGTCGAACGCGGCGATCTCACCGGAAATCCGGGGCGACCTCGGCGAGTTCTGCGAGGTGCGCGCGGACATATGTTTCGAGAACCTTCTGCATGGTGTGCGCGTCCTGACCGAGTTCAGCCGCCATCAGCGCGGCGACGCGGGCTGGCCAAACCGACCAGGCGTCGCGCTCTTCCCGCGCCAGGCGAAAGACGAGCGCGGTCGTGCGCGCGCGGTCGACGAGTTCGCCTTTCATGCGCTGCAGCCGAAGGCGTGCGAGATGGGCCTTGGCGATCTCGTGCGCGGTCCGCGCCTGCACGAAGGTAACGTTGCCGCTGGCGGGGAGCCCCTGTTCCTTGAGCGTCTCGCGGACGGAACCGAGCGCCGCTTCCGGCACGGGCTTCATCGCTTCCGGCGCGGGCCTGGCGGTTCCCTTCGCCTTGCCGGGTTCGGTGGAACGTTCCCAGGCCGCGTCCGCCTTTTCCGGGTCAATGCTGCCGTCGGCTTCGAGCGGGATCCGACCCGATTTCGCAGCTTTCAGAACGGCTACGTGGGAGACGCCACGGCTTCGCGCATAAGCGCGGATCGACACGCCCATGGCTCGCCCTCACAGTCAAAAAATCTAATCGGATGAGGCGCTTATTCGCTTGGCTCGTCTCCGAAGCAGCGCCTGTATGTCGTCATCAGAAGCCGGAGACGACCATGCCCCGCCGCCAGACCAACGACCAAGCCCTCAACGCTTTCATCAAGCGCAAGGCCGAGATCGACGCCGCGCTCGCCCGCCTTCAGGCCCTCAGCGGCGATCATTTCGATGTCCATCCCGACGAGGTCCATTGGGGCCATGTCGGGACATTGGCGCACTACGCCGAACTTCTGACGCGCATCACCGACAGCGCCTTCCGCGAGGGCGAACACGCGGAATGAGACGCGCCTGAACCTCCTGCAACAGCAGACCCCGCGTCGCGATCGCCGCGACCGGGGCTCGGGGTCGTGAGAGGGCTGCGATGGTGCTGGCCCCTCGAAGGAGACCCCTACCATGACCAAGCTCACCGACACCCAACTCGTCATCATCGCCGCTGCCTGCCAGCGTGCCGGCCGCGTGATCCTGCCGCTGCCCGAGAACCTCAAAGGCGGCGCCGTTGCCAAGGTCATCGACAGCCTCGCCGCCAAGGGCATGATCGAGGAAGCGGACGCCAAACCGGGCGAGCCAGTCTGGCGCGAAACCGGCGACCGACACCGCGTCACCCTGATCGCGACCGACGCCGCGCTTGAAGCCCTCGGCATCACCGAGGACCCGCCGATTGAAACCGCGTCCGAGGCCGGCGAACGGGAGCCCGCCCCCGTCGCCGACTTTTCTGACGCTTCGTATCCGCTTGCCGACGAGGGCATGGAGGCGTCGCTTACGCCGAAGCACCGGGCGCGTGACGACAGCAAGCAGGCCAAGCTGATCGAGATGCTGCGGCGGCCGGATGGCGCGACAATCGAAGAGATCGTCGGCGCCTTCGGCTGGCAGCCTCACACAGTCCGGGGCGCGATTGCCGGGGCGCTGAAGAAGAAGCTTGGGCTCGACGTGACCTCGGAGAAGATCGAGAAGCGCGGGCGGGTGTATCGAATCGCCGGCTGAAACCGCCTCCGCGACAGGACGTCGTCGACCAAATGGCCCGGCACTTCCAAGCGCCGGGCCATCGTGATATCAGCGTGGCGCGAAAACGACCCTGCCTCCGATCGACATCGTCTAAGTTTTATTCGTGGCCCTCCGGCCGCGCGCCTCTTCGCGCGCTATTTCAACCGGAGAACCACCCCATGCACCACAAGCGAAAGAAGCCCCGGACCAAGAGCCGGAGTGTCGGCGCGTTTCCGAACGGAACACCGTCGCACTGGAACATCCTGTTTCACAATCGACCGCGCCGCCGACGCGAGCACGTCCGTCTCCTGGCAATCCTGCGCGGCAAAGATCCCGAGACCTTGGTCTGGGATCTCGGCAATTCTCGGCCGCACAAATATTATTGGTGATGTGATGACCCCTGCCTCGACGGACCACGGCAGCATTCTGCCATCGGATGCCTCCGCGCTCATTGTCTCCGCTGACGGCGAGCTTTCGTTCATGCTCGCCGATTACCCCGAGGATCAAGCTCTGCCGCGCATGGTGCAATTGCTCGCTGCAGTCGTGCTGCGCTCGACAGATGCAGACTGGGTGGACGAGATGATCGCTATCTTCGACGAGACGCCGCGATCGTGAGGCGGCCCATGCCCGTGAGCCGTTCGAACAGCCGCCGGAGGCAATAGGACCGTGCGATCGAAACGAGCGTAAAGATCAGTCCGATCGCGAGTGTATCGCCGAGCGTGGCGTGCAGCCCGAACCACGGAAAGACCAGAATCTGCGTCGTGACGGCGACGCCATAACCGACGAATACGTTGACGATGGCTTCCACCAGAGACATGGCGCGCGTTTGGCGCATCGCGCGAGTTCTTTCTTGCTAGAAAAGAGCGCCCTGTTCGATGTCCGGGAGTCGAACGATCCCGTTTATCAGCCAGGTGTCGGGGTACTGCGAGTGCGTGCCCATCGCCAGCAACATGCCTTTGCGTGGATATTCCTCGCCAAAGACCTTGCGAACCTCATCGGCCGCCTGAGCCTCGCCGTATTGCCGAGACCAATTGAAGAACGCCGCTTCTGTTTCCCAGTCCTGGCATGTGCCAAAGCGCTCTCCATCATCGGTCCGATATCGATACCGGAAGCGATAAGGACAGGGTTGGTAGGGCGTCGTCTGTTTGGCGAACAGGTCGGTTTGGGCACGCAGAGCTTCAAATCGAGCGGTCTCTTCCGCGATCTCAGACGCTTCCTTCTTCTCGACGACAAACTCCAGGATCTCGGGCCTGAGAAGCGCCAACGATCTGCCCGCACCGCGCTCGCGCTGCAGGCTGGTGACGATCGATTTGGCCAGGAACCGCTCGCGTTCAGCCTTCTTCAGCTCGCCGACTATGTCGATTGAATCCTGATCCACCCGGCGGCTTTCTGGCCTGGTATCGTCGTTCGGGAGGCGCCACTTGAATTGAATCCGGTCCCACCGCCCGAACTTCTTGCGGTCTTCGAGAAGTCGAAACGAAACCGGGTAGAGACGCAGCCAATTACCGTAGAGGTCGATCCCGGCGCAACAAACGGTTTCGCCGTGCCGCTGACCAACCTGCGGCGCCGCTTTGATGATGACGACGGCTTCGGTGCTACCCGATGTGGAGGGCGGCTGCATGGTGCGTGCGCGCGCTCCCTATCTTGGGCCACGGCTTGCCGGCCTGGTTCACCCCCAGATGAACCAGACGAAACCCACCACGTCGCGCCATCTCCTCGCCAACGATGCACCGATGACAATGCTTGTGATCGCGCTCAAAGCAGAGCAAGCACGCGAAACGATCCTTGGCGGCTTCGATGCCGCGCACCAAATCCGCTTGCGCAGTTTCCGAACGCAGATGGGCGTCGAAGATGCGTCGGAAATCCTCGAAACGCCCCTCGCGCGCTGCGACGCGGCCAGGCTTGGGGTCCCCCAAGCCCTTCAAGTGAAGATAATCGACGCCTTGCGCGCGAAGTTGTTGAGCAAGTCCGTTTTTGGAAAAGCCCTTCTTTCGCGAGATCGGAACATCGCGCACGTCGATAAGCAAATCGATGCCAACGTGCGTCAACGTCGCCAGGAAATCTTCTATCGAACTACCTTCATAGCCGATGGTATGCAGCGCCGCAGTCGGCATATCACTCCGATTCTCCGCCTATTTTATCGTTAATCATCAAGGTGACATGGTTAAGGCGCGGTTAAGGGCCGACGTCAAGATGTCTGGGCGGGCGTCCTTTCGGCTTGTCGGCCACAGAACGTCTGCCACCGTTCGACAATCACATCGCAATAGCTGGGATCGATCTCGATCGCGAGACAGGCGCGATCGGTGGTCTCGGCGGCGATGATCGTCGTGCCGCTGCCCGCAAAGGGCTCGTAGACCAGCTCGCCCTTGGCCGAATTATTCAGAATTGGGCGGCGCATGCACTCGACCGGCTTCTGCGTGCCGTGAACGGTCGCCTCGTCCTCGTTGCCACTCACGCCGATCGCCCAGAGAGTTGACTGATCGCGAGCGCCTTGCCAATGTCCCGTCGCCTGGCGACGGACGGCGTAGAGGCAGGGCTCATGCTGCCAATGATAGTCGCCCCGGCCGAGCACGAAACGCGACTTCGACCAGATGATCTGTGAGCGGATCGCGAAATCCGCGGCCTCCAGGCTTTCGATCACGGTCCTGGTGTGGATGCCGGCATGCCAGACATAGGCGACATCGCCGGGGAAGAGGCGCCATGCGTCGCGCCAGTCGGCGCGATCGTCATTCCGCACCTTTCCGGTCCGCGTCGTTGCCGAGACGCCGGCGTCGTTGCGCCAGTTCGGGTCGTATTCGACGCCATAGGGCGGATCGGAGACCATGAGATGTGGCTTTGCCCCATCGAGCAGCCGCGTCACGTCGGAAGCCGACGTCGCGTCCCCGCACAGGAGCCGGTGAGAACCGAGAATCCAGAGGTCTCCGGGCCGTGTGACGGCCTCTTTCGGCGGATCCGGGATGCTGTCTTCATCGCTTTCGGGCCTGTCGGCGTCGACATCAGCACCAGACAGGAGCCGATCGAGTTCATCCTCCTCGAAACCGAGCAGATCGAGGTCGAGACCGTCCTCCTTCAGCCGCGCAAGCTCGGCCGCAAGCGTCGCCTCATCCCAGCCGGCGTTGAGCGCGATCTGATTGTCGGCGATGCGATAGGCACGCGCCTGCGCATCGGTGAGATGGGCGAGCCGAATAATGGGAACGTCACGCAAGCCGAGCCGTTTGGCCGCCAGAAGCCGTCCATGCCCGGCAATGAGAATGCCGCGCTCGTCGATCAGACAGGGCGCGTTGAAGCCGAATTCGGCGATGGAAGCCGCGATCTGCGCGATTTGGTCGTCAGAATGCGTCCTCGCATTGGCTGCGTAGGGCAGAAGCGCTTCGACCGGGACGCGCTCGATCGTCGAGGCGTCACGCCGCACGGCTCTTCTCTCCCTTGCCGCGGGCTGCGGCGATGTCCTCGAAGGTTCGCTCTTCGCCGTCGAGCATGACGGGCACAGTCGGATGAAGCTTTCGCCAGCGCGCGATCGCGAGATCGACGTATTCGGACGCAAGTTCAATGGCCGCAACGCGCCGACCGCAACGTTCAGCGGCGAGGATGCAGGTCCCAGAACCGGCGAAAGGCTCGAAGACCAGATCCCCCTCGGCCGAAAAGGCCTGCATCACGAATTCCGGCAACGCGATCGGAAACACAGCCGGATGCTCGGTTTCGATGCCGCGAGCCTTGTGGCGCGTGATGCGCACCACGCTGTCGGGAATCCGCATCTCCTGAACGCCTTGGCCGGCATGCGACCAGGCGCCGACGGTACCGTCCTGCGCGCGCATTCCGCCGTGGCTGTCATTGACGTGTCCAGCCCATTTGCAGGGCACGATCTTGTTCGGCTTGCGCGCCTTGCGATTGAAGTGGAACAGAAACTCGAAGGCTGGCGACAATCGCCCGTTCCAATCGCCGGGGAGGCCCGGCCCTTGGTCCCACACGTAGAGGCCGAAGCGACGCCAGCCGTCGCTGCGCATCCAGTCGAGCCAATCCGCCCAATAGGGCTGCCATTCGTTGTCGCGATGGACGAGGCCGAGATTGACGAGCAGCTGGCCGTCCTCGGACAGCACCGCCCCTGCGTGGCGGAAGACGCCCTGCATGAGAGCGTCCCAGTCGCCGATCCCGCCCGTATAGGTACGCTGCTGCGCGTAGGGCGGCGACGTGAACAGAAGCGTCGCCTTGGCGCCATCGACAACGCGCGCAACGACGGCTGCGTCGGTGCTATCGCCGCACAGAAGACGATGATTGCCAAGGCGCCAAAGATCGCCCGGCAGGGTGACCGGATCGGTGGGCAGCGCCGACGTCTCGTCGATGTCATCGGCAGCGGCGTCGGTGTCCGCCTCGTTCTCGTCGATCGGCGCCAGTAGGTCGTCGAGTTCGTCCTCGCTGAATCCGGTGAGCGTAAGATCGAAGCCCTCGCTGTTGAGGGCATGAAGTTCGCCAGCGAGGAGCGCATCGTCCCAGCTCGCGTTGAGGGCGAGCTTGTTGTCCGCGATGACGTAAGCCCGCCGCTGCGCAGGGGTCAGATGATCGAGGATCACCACCGGCACGGTATCGAGCCCGAGTCGCCTGGCGGCCTCCAGTCGACCATGGCCTGCGATGACGTCGCCATCGACGGAGATGAGCACGGGGTTGGTCCAGCCGAACTCGACGATACTGGCCGCGATCTGGGCGACCTGGGCGTCGTCATGGGTTCGCGGATTACGCGCATAGGACTGCAGCCGATCGATCGACCAATGTTCGATCGCGTCAGGCAAGCGGGGCGACATGGCGGGCGAGGTTCATCCGGTAACCGACGCGCGCTGGTTACCACTTGCGATGCCAACGGAGGCGCGCGGAACTGTGAAATAATTCAGAAGGTTCGCGAGAGAGCCGGTAACCAGCCCTTGTCGGCTGGTAACTCAGGTTTCCGGGGTGGCACTAGCGAAGTTCTGCGCTGCTGCCCTCCGCATAGCGCAAGGGCCGGGAAGGACCCGGGCCTTTCGACCGGCCGGGGCGCTGCGCTCGCGCCTCCTGCGAGGATGCCCCGAAACCTAGCCTCATTCGGGCTTTTCGTCTCAGCGAAAAGTGTCCGCCGGACATCTTCCGCAGGGCTTCGCGCGGATACCCTCAATCGCCGCGCACAGCTCAGGGGCTGGGGACCACAGGCTGCCTGTCGCCGTTCGGCTACAGTTTGTCTTGTCGTCGAGCGACGACATTGCTATATTGTTGCCGTTCGACGACACGAAGGCCTCGCGCCATGCACATCCGCACCCCTCTGGATCTCGGCCTCATCATTCGCGACAGACGGCGCAGGCTTGGTCTCAGCCAAGGCGAGCTTGCCTCAAAGGCTGGTGTTGGCCGGCAATGGCTCGTGGCGATCGAGCAGGGCAAGGCCCGCGCCGAGATCGGCCTGGTCCTGCGCACGCTGTCAACGCTCGGGCTCACGCTTTCTGTCGACGAAGAGGCTTCCAATCGCAGGGCCGGCAACCATGACGAGATCGCGCCCGTCGACATTGACGCCGTCGTCTCATCCCTGAAGGGGGATGCCCGATGACCGACCGGCTCGTCGTCCTCGCCGATGGCCACATCATGGGCGAAGTCCGCCGCTCGCGTTCGGGGCGTCTGGCCTTCGTCTACCACGACGGCTGGCGGAGGAGCAGCAATGCCTATCCGCTTTCCCTCTCCATGCCGCTCGTGGTCGCCGAGCATGAGCATGGACGGATCGAGCCGTGGCTTTGGGGGCTCCTGCCGGACAATGAGGCGATACTCGCCCGTTGGGGACAGAGGTTTCAGGTTTCGCCACGCAACGCCTTCGCCCTTCTGGGCGCCGTCGGTGAGGATTGTGCGGGCGCCATCCAGTTGGCCCCCTCCGAGCGTGTGCCAACGCTCATGGAAGCCGATCAGGGCTTCGTGGCTTGGCTCTCGTCAAGCGACATAGCTGAGCGCCTTGCCCTTCTGCGCAAGGACCAGTCGGCTTGGCGTGTGGCGCGGGACGCCGGTCAGTTCAGCCTGGCCGGAGCCCAACCGAAGACCGCACTTCTCTTCGATGGTGAACGCTGGGGAATACCGTCCGGTCGCATGGCCACGACGCACATCTTGAAACCGCCGATCGACGCCTTTGACGGTCACGCTGAAAACGAGCATCTGTGCCTCGCGCTGTCGCGCGCGCTCGGATTTCCCGCCGCCCGGTCGCGCGTCATGCGCTTCGATGACGAGATGGCGATCGTCGTCGAACGCTATGATCGCCAACGCACCGCAGCCGGCATTCGACGCCTGCATCAGGAGGACGTCTGCCAAGCGCTCGGCTTGCCGCCCACCAAAAAGTATCAGAACGAGGGTGGCCCTGCGCTAGGCGAAATGCTGGAAGTCATTCGCGCCTATTCGGGAGTTCCCCAGGAAGACGAGTGGACATTCGCTCGCGCCCTGATTTTCAACTGGCTGATCGGCGGCACGGACGCGCATGCGAAGAACTTTTCCATGCTGATCGGCGCTGGTGGACGAGCCCGTCTCGCCCCCCTCTATGACGTTGCCAGCACGCTGGTCTACGATTTCGATCCGCGCAAGCTGAAGCTCGCTAACAGGATCGGCGGCGCATATCTCATCGAAGACATCGGTCCGCGGCAGTGGGAGCAGTTTGCGGTCGAGACACGCCTTCCGAAGCAGGATGTCCTTAATGCCGCCCGCGCCATGGCGAGCGCCTTGCCCGCGGCCATTCATGCGGTTGCGGATCAGGCGCGCAGCGAAGGCCTCGATCATCCGGTCATTCCAAGAATGGTCGATATCTTGAGCGCGCGCGCCGAACGATGCGCCCGGCTCTTCCCGGATTGACAGGGGCACCGCATTGCAATGACGGCAGCGGGCCGCATTCGGCGGAAATGGGTGCAATTGGGTGTGCATTCGGGCGTGGCCCCGCTATTCCTGGGGCAGCTCCAAAGGCTCGCAAGCCCGCTTCACCATTTCGATGACATAGCGTCTGGACCGGAGCTTTGGCACGGGACGGTGGTTCAAGCGCCAGGCGATGACGCAGAGGGCGTAGAGCCAATGTTCATTGGCGGCGGAGCGTTGCAGCCCGACGGTCCAGCAAATGGTCTTCCAACGCTCGCCGTGGGCGCGCAGCCAAATGATCTTGCCGTCGACCGGATCGAGACCGGTCGTCCAGCTCAGCGTCTCCTCCATTCGGCTGATGGCGGCCGGAGACGGCGGGACGCGCATCGGCCTTGGTTCCTGGCCGACCAGATCGCTGAACTCATAGAAAATCTTCGGCCAGGTGCTGAAATACCCCTGGACCCTCGCCGAAGGCAGACGCTTCAGGACATAGGCTGCTTCGGCAAGGCGGGCTTCGACGAGGCTCGGCGTCCATTCGCTCATCGCACGCCTCCCTGAGTTTCGATGGCCCAGAGGAGCAGCGCGATGGCGTCGGCCTCGTTGTCGTCCTTCGGGTTGAAGCCTCGCGCGGTGACGGCCGCGATCACAGCGTCTTTGCCTGCGTTACCCTTGGCCGTCGCATGACGCTTGATCGTGCCGACGGGAACGCCCTGATAGGCAATGCCCCGATGTTCGCACCATGCCGTCAGCGTCGCCAGAAAGCCGCCATAGAGATGGGCGGCATCGATACCGAGGTGGCGGCGGACCTCTTCGAAGTAGATGGCGGCGAGCCCGGCAGCATCGTCGGCCATCGAGTCGAGCCAGCCTGCAAAGCGGACATACCGCATGCCGCCACCGTCGAAGCGGCTGGGCCGGAACGAGACCGAGCCCGAGAGGATATGGCCAGTCGCGAGCCGCATGGCCCAGCCGGTCGTCGTGCCGAGATCGAGAGCAAGCATGGCGCCCGAGCCATTCTGGCCGTGGCCCGGACTGACCAGCAAGGCGCCCGGCTCATTGCCGGTCACGAGGACGGGCTGGAACGAGGTCGCCAACACTGCTGCCGATGACCCAAGTCGCGACGGACGAGCGCGCCTGACAGGAGCTCGCTCGTCTCTCCCGTAGGGAGAGCGGAAATTCCGGCAATCTGGCAGCTTCCCCAAGCTGTTGAAATCGCCACTCTTTTTGGAGTTGCCAAATTGCCAAAAGGAAGTTGCCAGATTGCCGGCCCGCAACTCCGCCGCCGGCGTAACACATTGAACTGAAAAGGATTTCTGTGTCGGCAAGTTGCCAGTTGCCGAAGTTGTCAGTTGCCAGAACCGTCGCTTTGGCAACTTCTCGACGGGCGTGATCATGGGGTCTCTCCTTCGGGATAGACCCAGACGAGCGGATTCTCGACGTCGAGGACCGCGCCGGTCTGAGCCGACTTGTAGTGGGTTGGAAGAACGGGGATGAAGGACGGCGTGATCTCCCCCGTGTCGGGATCGATCGTCTCACCGGCGGGGAAGTGCATGCCCTCGATCACGAGGTAGCCGAGCTTTGAGCGGGCATTGGGCAGGCCGTAGGGGCGGCCGTCGCGGGTGAACTTCACATAGCCCTTGGTGGTGAGAACGCTGACGCGCTCGCGGATCGTGGTCCGGCCGCCAAGCCCGGCCTGGTTTTCGAAGGCCTCGGCGAACTGCAAAGCGGTGTAGAGGTGCCCGGCTCGCGCCTGGTCGTCGAGGATTTGCAGGATCACGTCGCGCTTGCGCGCGCGCTCGGCATCGAGGCGTTCGCCGAGGTCCTTGCGCACGATCCGTTCGGATTTCGGATCGATGATGACCCAGCGCCCCTGACGCTTGTCGATCAGGATCGGATCGAGCGCGGGTCCGTTGCGCAGCTCGAACTCGAGGCGACGCTCGGGACGATCCTCGTCGGGCCGATGCATCAGAATGCCGGCGCTGTAGAAGCCTCTAAGCGCACTTGCGCCGGCGAGCGCCAGAAAGGGGTCTTCCGCGATCTGCCGCTTCTGCGCTTTTCGGGTGTGGTGGCTGAGAATGAGCCCCGCTTCCGGCGCGGCGGCATTGCGCAATGCTTCCACGCGCGCCTGCAGGAAGAACAACATGGCGTCGTTGTCGTTCTCGCCGCCGCCATCCGGTCCACCGTCGAACAGATTGCGGATCGGGTCGATGCACAGGATGTCGGGGCGCTCGCCATCGAAGGCGCCCAGCATCGCTGCCTCGACCAGCGCAAGACCGCGACCGTCCAGAATGAGCCGCAGCTTCGGCGTCACGACGAGATTGTCGCGCGCAGTTGCGAGCACGGATTTCGGGAGGTTCAAGCCCTGCAAGCGCTCGCGCAAATAGTGGTAGTCGATCTCCGCCTGGAGATAGAAGACCCGCAGAGGACGCGGCGGTTTGAAGCAGAGAAAAGCCGACCCCGCCGCCATGTGGGTGAGAAGGCTGATCAGGAAGTCGCTCTTGCCCACCTTCGGCGCGCCGCCGAGCACCAGCATACCGCCCGGCGTGAGCACGCGCGGCGCGATGATGTCGGCTGGCATGGGGCTCTGGTCATCGAGCAGCGCGCCGAGACTAAAGGCCGGAATGGCGGCGATCGGCGGAGCGGTGAGTGTGAGACCCGGCCCGTTGCGGGCCACATGCCTTCGCCACAGCCGGTCGAATTCGGCGCCGACGCGCTCGGCCGGCCAAGGCGGATCGAGGCATGCCTGATTGAACTGCTGGATCGCTTGGCGGGCCTCTTCCTCGGTTTCGCGTCCTTCATGGACGAGACGGACGTGGTGACCGATCACCATGCTCGCTGCTTCAAAGCGGGTGATGGGATCGATCCCGCCGGCGCGCGTGCGCCGCTTCAGGACGTCGTCGAGGGTGGCCTTTGGGTGGTGCGATGTCTCCGCCATCGGCGGCGTGATGCCCTGCAGCACTGGCATCATGTCCACGGAATCCGCGAATTCCCGCAGGTCAACCTCGCTCGAAGAAATCTCGCGGATTGCGACAAGGCGCGTTGCCCCGCCTTTGAAATAGAGCGTGCCGGCGACACGGATGGGCTGGTGGGCGGAACGGAAATGCGGATCGCCGCCGACCTTGTCGGCGATCATCCCGCGCAGCGCGCAGACGAGATCGATGTCCGCTCCTTCCGCCGGCTCGTTGAGCCGCCACCAGACATGGAGCTTCGGCGCGCCGGTCTCGGTGCGTCCGCCGCTCTCGACCACCATCACGGGCGGCGGCAGATACCGCCTGAAATGTGCGAGCTTGACCTCGACATCGTCGGTATCGAGATCGGCGACGATCGTCTGGATCTGCTGGATGTCATCCGCTCTGGCCTGCCCCTGTTCGGCGACCGTGCCGGGCACGACATAGAGCGCCGCGCCCTCACGAGCGGCCCACACCGCCGTGGTGTGAACGTGCGCCGCAGCCCCAGAATCGACCGGAAGCCAGGACGTGTGCGGCCGGCCGGAGCTTCCCTTCTCGGGCAGGCCGCGGACCGGGATCAGCCCGTCGCAATAGCCAAAGACGCGGTCGATGAAGAGCGCGATCGTCTCGGCGTCCGGCGCGAGCATGGGATCGGCGGTCGGGGCTGCATCGTTGAAGTCCCGCCAGGCATCGATGCGCACGACGTTGCCGGTCGAGGCGTCGTCCCCGCTCATCCTGGCAACCTCCAGCAGCGTTCGGCCCAAGGGCAGAAGCGGCATTCGTGATGGGCGGGATCATGCGCGACACGCGGCAACAGCTCGTGGACGTCGGTGGCGCGCAGGATGCGCACGGCACGATCGCTCGCGGCTTGCGCGCGAGCAGCGTCGAAGGGCACGAGTTCATGGTGAAGCTCGGCCGTGTCTTTGTTGATCGCAGTGAAGAGCGCCGGATGCTCCGAGACGCCCGGCAGCGCCGGTTCCATATAGGCTTGGTAGAGCGCGATCTGGACGGCATAGATCGGCTTCGCCAGGACGACGCCCTTGGCGACGGTCTCCCGCCACGCCTTGGCGTTCATGGTCTTGCATTCCCAGATCGCCGGGGCCTGAAGAGCCGGGAAGCCCGGTGCGCCGAAAACGACGCCGTCGACGTGACCGCGGATTCGGCCGCTCGCCACCGAAAAACCGATCTGCCCGCCGTCCTTCGTGCGGGTGACGAGATCGAGACCGGCCGCGTGCAGCCAACGGATCGCCACATCTTCGAGCACATGACCGATCTCGAAGATCCTGAGCGTCCGACCATCGAGGTCCGCCCCCGCATCGCGCGGCGTGTCCGTGAATTCGAACTGCAGCGCGCGATCGCAGGGGACGCCGAGACGGGAAGCGCCGAGATAGGTGCGCGCCGATGTCGCCCCGCGCTCGGCTGCGAGCGCGGCATCGATGCGCTGGTTCAGGTGATCGGCGATGCTGGCGCGATGGTTGAAGTTGAGCATCAGAACGGAATCTCCGTGCTCGCACGCGCAGCGCTCGCCGCCATCGCTTCCTGGAAGGCGCCGACGGCCGCTTCGATCAGCGTGAGCACCTGCGCTTCCGATAGGCCGGCGAGTGGCGTCGCCCAGCCGATCTCCTCCATGAGTTCGGCGACGGGTTTCAGCGCCGCGCGCATGGCCGCGCGTTCCTGTTCGGTGAGGTCAACCACGGAACGCCTCCGTGCCGACGAGGACCAGAAGGCCTGACAGGTGATCGAGCAGAACCAGCGATCCGGGCGCGGCCGACTGGAACGGAAGGGCTCGCGCCAGCCAAAGCCACGCGCCGGTCGCCAGCAGACGGCGCAGGGGATCCCGCGCGGGTGCCAGAGCCGCTCGCGGGTCGAGGGGAGCGTCGACGTCATGGAGCTGGTCCGCCATCACGCGGCCCTCGCCAGAGCGTTGCGGTCGGCGCCGAACACGAGCCTGCGGATTGCAGCCTTGTTGAACTGGAAGGCGATCAGCGCCGAGGCCTGGTAGCGGGTGAGCCCGAAATCCTGCCGATACTCCGCCGGCAGAAGCGCGAGCTGCCTGTCGGTAGGCGGCTGCGAAAGCCAGCGGCGGGTCTTGTGCGCGCTCTCGTCGCTCTCGTGCTCGTTGAGCCAGTCATCGGCCGCCGCGAGGCACACCATGCGCTCGCCCGCGCCGACGAGCGTGGTCGGCTGTCCTTGCCGACCGCCAACCGCATACCAGCGCCCGTTGAGGAAGAAGACGCCTGCCCAGGCGGTGAAGCCGGTGGCGACCAGAGCAGCGTCGTCCCCGAAGAGATCACACCACTTGAAGCTCGACCGTTTGAGCAGATCGATCTCGCTCATCACGAAATCGCCGAGGGGCTGCGGCTCATCACCCCCGTCGTCGCAGGCGAAGGCGTGACCGCAAAGCGGGCATTCCCGCGACGAGAGGGGAATGATCGCCTCGCAGGACGGGCAGGTTTTGGTTGGCGCGTCCCCGGACAGCTCGCGCCCGTCGAGATCGACGTCCTGCTCCAGCGAGCCGTGCAGGAGCGTCGAGGTCCCGAAATCCAACACGATGCAGTCGGTCTTGAGGATGTCCGGATGCTCCTGCGGGTTCGCCGTCCTGAGACCCCGGCCAACCATCTGGACCATGGTCGAGCGATAGGAGCTGGGGCGCAGCAGCACGACGCAGGAGGTCGGCGGGTGGTCCCAGCCCTCGGTGAGCACGGCCACGTTGACGACGACGCGCGCCCGGCCGTCCGCAAAATCGGCGAGCGCGGCCTTGCGTGCGGCATCCGGCATTTCGCCGGTCACGAGCACCGTCGGCACGTCGGCCTGGCGGAAGGCCTGCGCCACCGCGGTCGCATGGGCGACATCGGCGCAGAAGACCACCGTCTGCCGGTCGCCGGCCCTGTCGCGCCAGTGCTGGATCACCGCCTCGGTCACCGGCGTGCGGTTCATCACCTTGGCGACCTCGGTCATGTCGAAGTCGTCGGCGGTCTTGCGCACCTTGCCGAGGTCGGACTGCACGCCGACGTCGATCACGAAGGTCCGCGGCGGCACGAGATGTCCTGAGGCGATCAACTCGCCGATGCGAATCTGATCGGCGACGTTCGAAAAGACCGGGCGCAGCCCCTTGCGATCGCCCCGGTTCGGCGTCGCGGTGACGCCGTAGATGAATGCCTTCGGATTGCGCTCGCGGACCCGGTCGATGATGCGACGATAGCTGTCGGCTGCGGCGTGATGCGCCTCGTCGATGACGAGGAGGTCGAGCGCCGGGATCTGGCCGAGATTGGTTTCCCGCGCGAGCGTTGGCGCCATGGCGAAGGTCGCTCGCCCGCTCCAGGACTTTTCCTTCGCATCGACCACTGAGGTTGAGATTTCCGGATTGACGCGGGCGAATTTGGCGCGGTTCTGCGCGGTCAGCTCGTCGCGATGGGCAAGCATGCAGGCCTTGGCGTCACTGTCCTTCAGGATCTCGCCGGCGACGCCGGAGAGCATGATCGTCTTGCCGGCGCCCGTGGGCGCCACGCCGATCGTGTTGCCATGGAACCGGAGCGCCGAGATGCTGCGGTCCACGAAGAGTTTCTGACGGGGGCGAAGCAGCATGGCATCGCCTCACTGTGCCCAGGAGGGACGCATGCCGGCGGCCGGAGCAGCGGCAGGCTGAGCCGGCGCCTGCGCGCCAGCCGAGCCCTGGAAGCCGAACGACTGGGTCACCGGCCCCATCGCCGCGGCATATTCCTTGTGGTCGGGCGTGACGGCGGTGCGGATTTCGTTCTTCGGATCGCCGTTGGTGTCCGTGCCGATGTCGATCTTAGCGACGAACTCGATGCCATCGAGATCGGCGAAGCCACGGATGCGCCGGGCAGCTTGCGCCTGCGGCGAGACATCCTTGTCGGAGATGCCGCGCGCGGAATTGAGGATCGCGCGGATCAGCGCCCGGCCCATATTGCCCCAGTCGGGACCCTTCGGGCTGTAAAGACCGATCAGCGAGAAGATCTTGCGCCGCGCATACGGGCCTTCAAGGACCGTGAACTCGGCGTTGAGATAGACCGCGCCGGTCGAGCCGCGCGTCGCATATCCGCCGGTCCAGCCCTGGCCGGGATCGTCATAACCGCCGGGGCGGATCGAGAGGCGCACCTTGGCGATGGCGCCTTTCGGGATGACGTTCGTCGGCGTCTTGGCGTCGTTGAAATCGCTCCAATTGGACATGGGGGATCACTCCGTGGTCGTGTCGTTCGAAGAGGTGTCGGGATGGGGGTGGCCCGGCAGGCGGCCGGAGAAGTCGAGGGGCTGGCGTGCAGGCCCGCGGATTTTCGCCATCAGGCGGCCGAGATGCGGTTCCTCGATCATGTCGAGCCGGCCGCTACGGTCCTTTGCCGGGAAGCCGAACGGGTTCAGCGTCTGGCAGATGAAGGCGCGCCGTTTGGTGCCGTCTTCAGCCTTCACCTCCGCCATCGTCAGGACCTCGTCGACGATGCCGGGCAGTTCGAGGCCGGTCTTCGAGCCATCGATCTGGGGCGAGAAGACGCGACGATTGAAGTCGTCGAGACGCTCGTCGAGGATCCCGACGAACCAGACGTTCTTTGCCCGGGCGTGCTGAAGCTGGGTGAGCCAGGCGATCATCTCGCGGCCATGCAGGCCGTAGGCGCCGCGCACGTCGGGCTTGCCGGTCTTCTCCGAAATGGCCTCGGGCTGGCCGCGACACCACTGGAAGCAGAGCCGGCCGGCGACTGTGATCGAGTCGACGAAGATCGTCTCGTAGCGATCGAGGGCGCTCGGCGGGCCGAAGCGTTCAGCCACAGCAGCGAAATGCGCCTCGCCATAGGCTTGGTCCGCGCGCAATGCCGGATTCGGCCCGCCGATGAACACGGCGAGATCGCGGCATTCAGCCCAGGTGCGCGGCCGGAGCGCATCGCCAGTCCAGCCTTCGATGGCGAGATCGCCCGCCTCGAGGTCGATGAAGAGCGTCGTCTGCGGATCGAGGCTCCAGAGCAGCGAGGTCTTGCCGATGCCGGACTTGCCGAAAATGCAGCCCTTGACGCCACGCGCCTCGGCGAGCCGCTGATCCGCGGTGATGATGGGGAGCGCCATGATCAGCGCTCCTTCGTCGCACGGGTCGCGACATCGACGGCGCGATCTGCCCCGAGACCGCCGGCATCCCGCGCGATCTGGCTGAGCTTGCGCAGCGCGTACATCTGATCGATGAGCGCGTTGGACGCAGCCTCCAGCCCACGCAGGGCGAAAGCGATGTCGTCGAGGGTCACCTCGGTGATCGGCTTGGCGTCGATCGCATCCTGGCCCGGCACCGCCGGGACACGGATGGCATCGGGAAGCGTGGCGAGTCCGCAATGCGCATCGCGCAGCGTTTCGAGCGCGGACAGAGATTCTTCGGGCTTGGTCTTGCCGAACGAAAACATCGATTGGTCCTTTCAGTCGCGGAGAAGTCGGAAGGTCGGTTTGCCGGTCTTGAGCGTTCGAGCCGGCTCGAAGGCGCGACGGATCGCGTCCGGCCAGGCGCCGTAGGCGCGCTCGGAAACTTCGAGCCTGATCTCGATGTATTGGGTGGGATCTTCGCCGGAGGCGCGGATCGTCTCGACGAGGGCGGCGAGCCGGCCCTGGTCCCACTCGACCTTCTTCGGCAGGTCGGCCACGATGATGACCGCGCCGTCGCTGAAGCGGACAGTGCCGGTGTCCTTGCCCAGCGTGGCGCGCGCCTGGCGAGCACGCTCGCCGAACTTCAGGGCAATGGCGCCGTCGAGCCAGTCCTTGAGCGTTTTCGCGTTTTTCAGCGCGGCGTCGGCATCCTGCTGCAGGATGGCGAGGACATCGGCCGGCAGAACGGCGATCTCGCCGACCGGCATGGTGCGGATCGCGTCGAGCGTGATGGTGCTGGAAATCATGGCCAGCGCGCCCCCGCCGCCATTTTCGCGGCCGGCTTGTTGGCCGTGCTCGCGCGGATCTGTTCCTTCTCGTATTCCTCGACGTCTTCGAGCCGATAAACGACCCGGCCGCCGATCTTGATGTAGCGGGGTCCTTCCCCCGACCACCGCCACCGTTCGAGGGTGCGGTGGCTGATGTTCCAGCGAGCGGCGAGCTCGATCTGGTTCAAATGCCTGACCGACATCTGCGTCTCCTTCGGTTTCAATCGAAAACCTGCGGAGAGGATGGCGCGGGCGTGGGGAGGAGCCGGGGAGGAGAAAGGAGGGAGCCAGCGGAGGAATCGCAGCTCCGCGGGCTGAAATGAAAAAACCGCCCGAAGGCGGTTTGGACGTGGATCAGGTGGGTATCAAAGATCGATCCGGCACCGTCCGCGCTCTTCCTTGATGAATTCGCGCCAATCGGTGCGTCCCTTGAACGCCTTTCCGAGCGTTCGAACCTGGTCGCCGGAGTCCGCGGCCTCCAGGACGGCAGCGGTCAGACATTCGGGCTCGCCTCGCTGCCATGCCTCGAAGAGGTATCGAATGATCGCGCGCTGTTTCGTGCCGGTGAACGCGTAGGTCTTGCCCCTGACGGTGATCGAACCGCCGTCCGCAGCCATGGACACCGGTTGGCCGTCATCTCGCCGGTGCGACAGGCGCGCAGCCAGGATCTGCGGATCGATGCGGAGCTCTTGGCTTGCGTCGATGACCGATTGCACGGCGATGATCTCGTGCCCACTCACATAATCTTTGGGCAACTTCGCTTCGGGCGTCAGCGACAATACGAGTCGCACGCCCGGAGCCGGTCGCTGCCTAGTCTGTTCAAGAAAAGAAGCCCAGGCCGTCGGCTCCGACAGCCGACGTCCGACCCAAACGGGCACGCGAGCTGCGCGCCCCGGCAGACGCGCGGCGCCGACTTCCCAGATCAATCCGGGCACCAGAGACACAGGGCGTGAGGCGAGAGCACAATCGAGCCCTTCTAGCAGCTTTGGCAGGAGAGCTTCGAAGTCCAGAGCAAAGACAGTCTGTTCGCCGGGTGCCGCCGTCACCCAGCCTGCCTGCGGGCTGAAATAGCCGAACGAACGACCGTCAGGTGATCGCACGAGCGAAATCGGCGAATCGTCATGGTCAGCCATGGACGTCACCGCCGCCTCGTCTCCCACCCGGGTCAGCACACCGAGCGCCTGAAGCTGCGCTCCGACTGCCGGATAATGATTCGTCAGGGCAGCAGCGGTGATGCGCGCATCACGGGTCTGAGCAATCGCGCAGACGAGGGCCAGCGCTTCCTGATCAGAGCTTCGAGGCGATCGCATCATCGGCGAGGATCCCCCAGCGGCGGAGATATTTTTCGCCGATCAGTTGCTCTTCCTCGGTCTGGTCCTTGAGATTGCAGCCGTGCGGCATGGTGATCGTCAGAGGGAGAGTCCGGCCGCGTCTCGCGTCGCCCTTCGGATGGAACTTGATGGTCAGCTTGGCCTGTGTGGCAACCCACCCGCCGTCGATCGGATTGCCCGGCCCGAGCCTCTCCTCCGCCATGCTCCAGATCGTGCGGCCCGCTTTGGCCATGCACTCCAGCGTGACGCGCTCGCCAACAGCGTCGAGCGGCATCAGCCGCAACAGGCGGACGTCTACCCGTTCGATGCCATCATCAAGGTCGGTCGGAAAATCGAATGGCGACAGCAGCACGTCGAGATCGTAGCGACGAACCGGGACCTTCTCGTTCTGGAAATCGACGCCGAGGAGATCGCGCGCCAGGAACAGCGCCATTTCGGCGCGGCTCTCCCGGTCACTCGCGACGACCTCGATGACTCCAGACGCCGGCTCATAGGTCATTGCCGCCTCGAACACCGGACGATAGGCGCGCCGGATAAGTATGCCGCCGTCATCGAAGGCAAGCTGGTCATCCGGCAGGCCTTCCCGGTAGACGGTGATCTGCACAAGGTCGCAGTCTTCTCCCTCAAATGTGGGGCGCACGCGCTCAAAAATATCGACATGGACGTTCGCAGACGCAAAGCGCGTGCGGAGCGACGCCTTGAAAGCCTCGATGGAAATCGGATCGCGACGAACTGTCCCGCCAGCCTCGATGATGAAGCCATCCCAGCTCCGACCACGCCGCTTCTCGTCCGTGAACCGGACTTCCTCGGCGTGACGGAACAGCACCGGGTGATTCAGAAACAGCCAGAGTGAACGAGCATGGCCATTCGCGAGAACGTCGAGGAGCGCTCGATCATCAATCACGCTGTAGAGCGCGGTCTGGCCGGCATCGTCCGCGAGCGCGCCGACGCGCTCGGCATCGTTGATGACGCGGGCGCGGGCCTGCTCATCCATTTCGTCGACCGCCTTGAGCGCGCCGCGAACCACTTCAGGTTCTGCCGCGGACCAGTCGATCGACACGGAACCCAGGATCCCGACCTGAGAAAAATAGGCCTGCAGCGACGAAGCAGGCGTGTTGCGAATGAAGCTCGTCACTGAGGCCATGCCCTATCTCCTTAACCCTTGATGTTGCGCGGGTCGTTCCCGTGCGAATCGGACTGGCCGATGCGGCCGTCGCGGTTGTGGATCTTGAATTCCGTGCCGGCGTTGCGGCTGATCTCGCGGCCGCGGTCGACCGCCTCCTGCTTGGCGTCGAAGTGCCCGCTGGCGCGATCAGCACCGCCGCGGCGGACGTCCCAGCCTCCACCCGAGTTCGGAACAACGTGATGGGTCCCAGACCCCTTACCCTTGGCCATGTTGGTCTCCTGTGTTTCGCAATTGCGAGAAGTTAAGTTCGTTATCACGAACTTCTGCGCAAGATAGGTGTTGCGAGTATGGCGTGTCAAGGACTAGGGGTATCGCGAAAACGAACCACGCACAGGCAGGAGAATGTTCAATGCCAACCCCCTTGGGTGAACGAGTTCGAGAGCAACGGCGCAAACGTGGCCTTACACTCGAGGCGCTGGCCGAAAAGGTCGGGTCCAGCAAAAGCTACATGTGGGAGATAGAGAACAAAGAGGTTGCGCGCCCTTCGGCGGAGAAGCTCGCACAAATAGCTGCGGCGCTGGAAACCACGGTTGAGTATCTGCTGGAAGGCGACGGCGCCAACGAAGCGGAGGACGCTACAGACATCGCCTTCTACCGCAAGTATAAGAAGCTCGATGCACCCGTGAAGGAACGGCTGCGCAAGATGCTCGATATCTTGGATGACGATTGATGGTCGAAGGGGCTGCGAAGTCACCAAGGAAAGAAGCCATCCGGCTTTCCAAGCTGCTGGAGATCAGCCTCGGAGCCGACCGCTTTCCCGTCGACGTCGCCAGCCTCGCAAGAGAAATTTCGCGCAACTACGGCGATCCTATCGACAAGATTGTCGGCGATGAACTGCCAGGGTTCGAGGGCATGCTTCGGCCGCACAAGAAGCGCCCAGCCTGGCACATCGTCTATTCGACCAATCCGCAATATCGCGGGCGCGAGCGTTTCACGATCGCGCATGAGTTCGGGCATTATATGCTCCACCGGCCCGAACTGTCGGCGGCGGATTATCGGGACGGCTTGCTGACGAAGGAATGCGGCTTCGAGTGCTTGCCACTGCAGTCGAACGAGTGGAAGCAGGCCGAACGGGAGCGCGAGGAAGAAGCCGACACATTCGCCTCATATCTTCTGATGCCGATCGACGACTATCGTGTGCAGGTCGGCCGGAATGAAATGTCGCGCGAGCTTCTCGCACACATCACGCGCAGATATGGCGTTTCTCTCTTGGCCGCGGTCCGGAAGTGGATCGAATTCACCGACACGCGCGCCGCCATGGTGGTGGCCTACGACGGCTACGCCCGTTGGGGGCGCGCGAGCGACACCGCGCTCAAGACCGGGATCTTCATTCCGTCGGGCATGCCGATTCCGGAGGCCTCCGTCGCGGGAATGGGACCGTCGGCATTGAAAGACCAGGATCGAGCAGTGCAGTTGCCCGCGGGCATCTGGACATTTCGCCGGGGTTCAGAGCCGGTGCGGGAACTCACGATTTTTTCCGAGCGCCTGGGACTGTCCGTCACACTGCTGATGTTTGATCGGGCCCCTTTTGGCGTTTCGCTCGCCGAAGAGCATATTCCGGACACCTACGACCAGTTTGTCCAGAGCGGACAGGTGTGATTCGTCTCCGCATTGGGTGAGCGATTCGCTCGCGTGGTGGTTTCCAAACGGATTGAAGCCGAGACTACGCCTCTCCGGCCTTTCGAATGTTTTTGATCGGGCACGCAGAAACTTGATAACAATCTGATTTTGCTTGTTTTATTTGGATGCTTGCCTAGCGTTTCCTTCATGCGAAACGCTTTCGATCTTGGTCCCCTGGGGGCTGGCCCCAACGCCCTGCGCCCCGACCTGATGAGCGATGCCGAGCGGCTTCAGGAGGCCGGTGAGATCCTCGCGCGCGGCGTGGTCCGGCTTCGGCGGCGATGCGAGGGACGCCCCACACCTTTATCTCGCGAGCCCGGAGAGAGTTGGCTGGACTTGTCCGCCAGCCAACGCGGTCATGCCGAAGACGAAGTCGACGGAGACCGACAATGAATGATCCCGTGCTGGCGCGAGTCGCCGCTATCAAAACCATGCCGACGCCCGCCCTGAAAGCGATGTGGCGCGATCTCTATGGAACGGAAGCGCCGCCCTACAATCGGCGCTTCCTTGAAAGCCGGTTGGCCTATCGCGTCCAGGAACTCGCCTATGGTGGGCTGAAGCCAGAAACCGTGAAGCGGCTCGACGCGCTCGCCCGCGGCGTCGAGGATATCAACCCGAAGACCCGCCGCATTCGCACCGATCGGAAGCCAATCGCAGGGACGCGGCTGCTGCGCGAATTCAACGGCGTCGAACACGTCGTGACGGTCACCCTCGAGGGGTACGAGTATCAGGGCAGGCCCTACAAATCACTCTCGGCGATCGCGCGCGCCATCACCGGCGTCAAATGGAACGGCTGGGTCTTCTTCGGACTGAAAAGCCCGAGGAGCGGCGCATGACCCGTACAACGCCCGCCATCAAACATCCCGCGACAAAGGTCACGCCGAAAATCCGGTGCGCGATCTACACGCGCAAATCGTCGGAGGAAGGGCTCGACATGGAGTTCAACAGCCTCGACGCCCAGCGCGAGGCATGCGCCGCCTACATCATGAGCCAGAAGCCGGAGGGCTGGGTTCTGGTGCCCGATCACTATGATGACGGCGGGATCTCGGGTGGAACGCTGGAGCGCCCGGCGCTGAAGCGCCTCATCGCCGACATCGAATTCGGCAAGGTCGACGTCGTGGTCGTCTACAAGATCGACCGTCTGTCCCGCTCATTGATGGATTTCGCCAAGCTCGTCGAGGTGTTCGAGCGTCACAGCGTCACCTTCGTCAGCGTCACGCAGTCGTTCAACACGACAACGTCGATGGGGCGGCTGACACTCAACATCCTGCTCTCCTTTGCCCAGTTCGAGCGTGAGGTGATCGGCGAGCGCATCCGCGACAAGGTCGCGGCCTCGCGCAAGAAGGGCATGTGGATGGGCGGCTATGTGCCCCTCGGCTATCGGGTCGAGAACCGCAAGCTTGTGATCAGCGGGGAGGAGGCGGTCACCGTTCGCCGCATCTTCGAGGGCTTCGTGAAGCTCGGATCGATCAAGCTGCTCATGCGGGAACTCGAGGAAGCCGATATCCGTAGCCGGCGTGGCAACCCGCTCGACAAGGGCGCGCTCTACAAGCTGCTGAACAATCGGGTCTATATCGGCGATGCGGTCCACAAGGGTGTTGCCTATCCCGGCGAGCACGAGGCCATCATCGACATCGCTCTCTGGAACCGCGCTCACGGCATTATGGGCGAAAGCCCGCGCACACGCGCCAATAAAACTCGTCTGTCCGGGCCGGCGCTTCTGCGCGGCCTGATCTTCTCCCCAAATGGGGACGCCATGTCGCCGAGTCACACCCGAAAAGGGGATCGGCTCTACCGTTACTACGTCACCCAGTCTGTGTTGAAGCGCGGGCCGGAAACCTGCCCGGTCCGGCGTGTTCCTGCCGCCGAGATCGAGGCGACGGTGGTCGAGCAGCTTCGTGGAATTCTGCGCGCGCCGGAACTGATCGTCCGGACATGGATGACAGCAACGGTACATGACGACCGCATCACAGAATCGGAGGTGCGCGAGGCCTTCGAGCGGCTCGATCCCGTATGGGACGAGCTGTTCCCTGCCGAGCAGGCGCGTCTCGTCCAGCTTTTGATCGAGCGGGTCGATATAAAACTCGACGGCATTGCAATCCAGCTCCGCATCGGAGGTCTCACTGCACTGCTCGCCGAGCTTCAATCGATCACCGGACGGCAGGAGGCAGCCTGATGGCGAAAGGCACGATCCTTCACGACACGGACACGCTTACCGTCACCGTGCCGATGACCTTCAAGAAGCGTGGTGGGCGAAAGCTCGTCATCGCTCCAAACGGCGCCGATGCCTGGGCGCCGCCGCGGGCACGCATCGACAATACGATGGTGAAGGCGCTCGCTCGCGCCCATCGATGGAAGAAGCTGCTTGACACCGGCGACTATCCGACTGTCCAGGACCTCGCCGGGGCCGAGAAGATCAACCCGTCCTATATCGCCCGCATCCTGCGTCTGACCCTGCTCGCTCCCGACATCGTCGAGGCCATCCTCAACGGGCGGCAGCCGGCGGGGCTTCAGTTGGACGACCTGCTCGCGCCGTTCCCAGTGGAGTGGGAGAGGCAGAAAGAGCGTTTCATGCGCCTCGACACCCACAAAGGTCGTGGAGGACGCTAG